AATGCACCGCAGGGCGAGCGCAATGGCTGCCTGCATTGGGCGGCTATGCGTGCCGGCAATGCCGTCAAGCGCGGCGAGATCACCCAGCCGCAGGCGTTCGCCGACATGGTGGCGGCCGGGATGCAGGTGGGGCTAGATGAGGCTGAGGCGCGCAAGACGGCCCGCAGCGGGGTGGAGCGGGGGATGCGAGAATGACCAGCCGCTGGGATTGCTCTGGCAAGCCCTGTCCGCGCTGCCAGAAGCGCCCGCAGCGCCGCAAGCAATATTACTGCGGATGCTGCATCAGCGATAAGCGGAGGTTGCGAATTGCAAAAATACACGGTGGAGCTGATCGAGGCGCGGTGCGAGGGCCGGAGCTGGCTCATGCGGACGCCGGGAGCATCGCCGTTCACGCTGACAACCAAGCGGATCATCTTCCTGAAGGACCCCAGACCGGGCCGGACGGTGGAGATCATGCTGGCCGACTGGTACGCGCTGGGCTTCCGGGGTCTGGTTGGCGATGCGGCCTACGAGGCCAACAGGAAGCGCCTGAGGGCGAAGAGAGCCGCCGGCAACCCACCGACAGCGGACAGACGCTTCCGCCAGTCACGGGGCAACCTGGGGCTCCTGGAGCTGGTCGAGAAAAAGTTCACGGTGCCGAACGATCCTGAGCGGGAGGCGTTGTTGGCGAAGGTGGTCAGCGCTCGGCATATGCGCGGCATCTGGTGGGGCCGCGATTGGCATGGGCGGGTGGTGACGCGGCTGACCGACGATGAGACGGAGATGGTCGTAGCTGGAAAATGGCGGGACTGTGGCCCAACCGCCTCTGAGTGAGAATTTCTGCTGTGTGGTCTGGCGTGCCGGCCTCCCGATCGCCTACAGTGCTCGTCCAGGTCAAAGGGTGGCATCATTGACGCAATTGGTCGCGCCTCCAGCATTGCTGCGCCGCTTCAAGGCGATGCGGCGAACAGAGGGAATTCACGCCTTCATCAAGGCGGCTGAGAAGCAGGTCCGCATCCAGCAGCGTCTGCCGGCGCGGCCGGTGAAAACTCAAGCTCCGGCACCGCCGCCGCCTGAGCGCATGGGCGATCCGACACCGGAGCGCGCCATTCGTGCCGAAGCGGTGATGCCGACCAAGGTGCCGCCGTTCAACAGCCAGATCCTGGGGCCGGTGCAGCGTTTTGCTAAGCAGCTCGGGCCGGAGACCATGATGGTGCTGGAGCGGCTGTGCGAGGTGGGCATCCAGGGCGGCAACTCGCGCGGCCTGACAGCCGGCTATGACGGCATCAAGGTGGACTCGTCCAGAACGGGCTATCAGCATCTGTCCGACGCCGAGAGCGCTGCCTATGAGCAGTTCCGCGTGGCGATGGGCAACATGCCGCCGGAGTTGCAGCTCTACGCCAAGGAGCTGGTGCTGGAGAATATTGGCGAGGAGATCAATTCTGCCCGCGGCGCCCCGCCGCGCCGGTCTCGCTCGGTGGCTGAGATCGGTGGCGAGATCACGGGGTACACCTCGGACAGCCGCTACACAACGGGCGCGGTCGTCGCGACTCTGAAGATCATCGCTTGGTGTGTGCAACGAGAATTGGGCGTCAAACGGAGAAAACCATGACCCACCTCGCTATGACGATCTTCATCCCGCTTGAGGACGGGGAGAGTGCCGATATCGTCAACTCGATCGAAACGGCCTGTCCGCATGGATCGATTTTCGCATCGGAGCCGATTGGCGATGATGCGGACCCTTATGAGGTCGAGGGGCTGTTCCAGCAATTGGCCCTGCGCCAGCGCAAGGCGTTGCAGGAGTCGGCCGGCGTGCAGGAGGTTATGAATGCCAAAGCCGAGGACGCTGATCTGTGAGGAGGAGGGTTGCATGAAAAAGTTCTCTACAACTTCGGCGCTCAACATGCACAAGAGCGCCATGCACCGGACGCCGCCTGACTTCGGCCCCAAGCCGCCCAAGTCAACGCTGTCCTTGCCGGAGAAGAAGCCGTCCTGGATCGTGCGGGTGCTCAAAAAGATTTTTGGCAAGGGCTGAAATTTCCTGTTGACGAGCCAACATGGAAAGTTGTAACGTGATTATGTTAGGTGGCCCATGGTGGGTCACTAGCACGCTTCAGAAGGTTGATCCGTTTCCGATCACGAAACATCGCCAACTTCACTGAAATGTCTCTGAATGCCAGCCCTCCCCTCGGCGTAAACTACTGGGGGAGGGCTTTTTGATTCGTCCATCGCCTCGCCTTCGCGCCACTCGCCCGCCCGTGCTTACGGGCTATGAACTGTGGCCGGAGCGCACTAGACGGACGGACGGATTTCCGGTTTGTGAGTGTCGGGCAGCATCCTCCCCCACTGTGCGCTGCCTCACTGCAGGCCGGCTGACGTGATGCAAGGCGACCCCGAATCTCCATGTTATCATCAGCCGGCCTTTTTGTGTCCTAAGGGTGACAGTTGCACGATGTAACCGCAGTGATTTTGCGGCCTTTGCTTGCACTGTGCGCCGCCTACCCGCTAAATCGGATGGTTCTCAACAAAGGAGACTATCCCGGTGAACAGAATTCTAATTGCCCTCGCGATGGGCACCGCGCTCGTAACCAGCGCATCGGCGGCCGATCTCGGTGGCAACAGGAGTTTTAAGGATGACTCGCCCTCGTCGTTTGATGGGGGTGGTAGCGCAAGCTGGACTGGCCCATGGATCGGGGCTTCAGTCGGATATGGCGTCGGCACGTTGCGGCCTGACGGCTATGATTTTGGCTACAGCGCTGAGGGGATAATCGCCAAGATCGATGCTGGCATCGATGTTCAGTTTGGGCATTTCGTTGCCGGCCTTTCGTTGTGCGCTGAATATGTGGACGTTGACGACGCACAGGAGGCGTTGTGCGCTGGCGGACGGCTCGGTCTTTTGATCACCCCTGACAGCTTGATCTACGTGCCGGCCGGCTATCGTTGGCAGGGTATCGACACGGGCGGTGATACCGAATATCTCTCAGGTCCCTATGTCGGCCTTGGGCTGGAATCTCGCTTTACGCCGAGCACTTCGTTCAAGCTCGAATATCAGCACACCTTCTATTGGGATGAGGGTGGCCACGAGATTCCTGATGGTCTTGCGATCGAAGACAATCGCATTATGGGCGGCATCAATATTCGTTTCGGTGGCGATCCCCGGAAGCTGTTCTAATGGAACAGCGCCACATCATCATGCTTGTGGCGGCGATATTGGCGGCGATCGGCATTACGGTGCTCGCCGTCAACTACCCCATCAGCAAGGGCGGCGAGACCGCCATCACGGCGCCGGTGCGGAAATAATGGCCAGCTTCGGCTCGATCCTGGAAGAATTGAAACGCGGCGGGGCAGCGGCAAGAGTGAGCTGGCCCGCTCAGCTCAACATGATGATCCAGCTGCATGTGCCGGACGGCAGGGGCGCCATGACCATGCCCTACCTCTACATGTCGGTCGGCGACAATCGTTTCCCATGGATGCCGTCCATGGATGAGCTGCTGGCGGATGACTGGAATCCGATCAAGAAGTCCAAGCTGATTATCCCGCATAAGGCGGGTATTGTGAATTGACCGGGGGGTCACGATGGCCAGATTGTGCGGTTGGATAGCGTCTCTGTCGGTTCCATGCGGACTGGTGGTGACGCTGCTGACCCACAATCCGGCTTTCTTCGCACTCAGCTACGCCTCGATGGGCGTGTTTGTGGTCGCATCACTCGCGATGCTCGACCCGTATAATTGAAGCTCCAGCCATCGCAGTGTCGAGGCTGAATCCGCTTCCACTTTCAATTGTAATTCAGAGTTCAGTTTGGGGGGTGTGTAGGGCTCAAGGCCAGCACGCAGGGCTGCGGCTGCGAGTGACAGAGTGAGGGGAACCTTGGCCTTGGTCAGGGTATTGTAGATCGTCTTTTCGCTGACGCCCAAGAGCTGGGCCAGCTTTGCATTGGACTGAATGCCAATCTCGGCCTTCAGGATCAGTAGGTCGGTGCCTTTCATCTAAGGTACTCCAATTCCTCATTCGTGACTCAACTCTCCAGAGAGGAGAATATCCCATGTCTAGTCTTACGATTTCGAGCCCGACGACTCAGTTCGCCGTCGATATCTCTGCCGATGCAGAGGCGCAGGCCGGCGTTGCCAACAATCCTTCGGGCCGCCAGTCGGTGCTGCGCCTGAAGCTGATTGCTGCTGCGTTCCTCACCGAATGTGCCAAGGCGCCTCAGGGTGCTCCTGGTGGTAGCCGTTCTGGCCAGCCGGGTGCCCCTGGACTCGTTGTTTCCGGTGCTATCCCTGTCAATCCGGCCACGGGTCAGCCTTGGGCTGCCCCATTTCCGGTTAACCCAGCCACGGGGCGCGAATGGAGTGCTGCTGAAGTGAATCCGAGCACCAATTCACCCTACCCTTTCCCGGACTCGACCGGTCGGGGTCCTTCGTCTTACCCCGGTCAGTCAAATCAGACCGGTCAGTCCGGCTATCCGAACCAGGATCAGGGTCGGGACCAGGGTCGGGGCTATCCCGGCCAGCCGGGCCAGGGCCAGTATTCGGACCAGGGCCAGGGCCGGCAGGGCCAGGGCCAGTACGGCGACCGGGGCCAGTGGGGCGGACACGGCCACGGCCATCACCAGAACCAGGGGCAGAACCAGAGCGCCGCGGAAGCGATGTTGGCCGCCCTGGCAGTGGCAGTCGCCGCAGCGGAAGCAGCGCCCAGCGACTACTAAGCCGCAAATAGGCACAAAAAAACGGGAGGGCCATAAACCCTCCCGCGTTCTGCCCCCTCAACTTACGGCAATAGATATACTGCCAGAGGCGTTCCTGCAATGATCATCGTCCAGATGCCGAGAATCATGGCACCATGGAATGGATCTTTGTTGCGCCGGTCCCAGATCACATAGCCCACGGCGGACCCCAGCGCGAACGCTGAGATGGTGCCGCAGAAGAAGAAGAACCCCAGCCACTGCCCATTGAGCGCACACAGCGCCAGCAGGATGATGACCGGCACGCCCATATAGACGAAGGACGCGGCCAGCATGGCGAGGTGCCGGACCTTGAAACCCGGATGTCCCGCAAAGTGATAGGTGAACAGGAAAACCCCTATTGCAGTCAGGGCACTGAGAATTTTAAGCGTGATCATAGGCCACACTTATCGGCATGGTAGCAAAGCGCGATGACGCCGATCAGCAGAATGATGTTGATAATCATAATTTACCTCCATTGGCTCTGAAATGAGCAAAGACGGCGAGCCCGAAGGCCCGCCGCTGACAATTAGTGCCGCTTGGGCTTGCGCACATAGCGGTAGTTCTTCTTCATCAGGTCCGCGCCGTGGTAATGCAGACGGCTCAGAGCCTCGATCACCAGCAGAACGAAGCCGATGGTGACGAGGATGGCGATGCCCTTGGCAGTCTCCGGCCCGGTAACGAGGCCGGCAAGCTTGGTGACGCCCTCAGGGGCCGCGTAGGCCGATGAAGCGTGGAAGGTAGCCTCCGCTCCGATCCAGAAGCAGAAGGCCAGCAGAGCCCATTTGGTATGGGCCACAGGGGCAATTTCATTGATATGGTCCTCGATCCAGGGCAGCACGATATAGCTGAGCGCTGCCGCAATATAGACCATCAGGAAGGCGCCGCCGAACGCCGCCAGTGTGTAGCTGGCATTGTCGAACAAGATGACGCCTTGCATGATTGCTGTGACTGCGGTTATCACCGCCCCGAGCCAGAATTGGACTCGGGCATCCCATTGATGGGGTCGCGGCATGGTTTCACCTCCATTGTATGCTCGAAATGAGCTAAGACGGCAGAGCCGGAGCCCTGCCGCTGACAATCACTTGAATTTCTGGACAAATTCCTCGAACGTATAGTTCGGAAGTTTGGCTTTGGTGTTTTCCCAGGTGATAGTCTGGGTATCGCAATTGAGACATGGTACGGGATAGGATGTATCGCCGTGCAGTGCCGTATCGATGCCAAAGCCGGTTTCTCGGAGAATATTGTCCTTGATCATCTCGGAGAAGATGATTCGGTTGAGGTAGCTGCTATCGTTCCAGCGTGGTCTGCCACGATCCAACGCCCTTGCAAGAGTTTGATTGATTTCGTCGCCACCCCAATGAGAATAGAGATAGACGTAGATATCCTCTGCAAAGTCATTGAATTTGACAGTTCTATCGTAGATAGCGATCTGTGCTCTCGAACCCATAGTCGTAACCTCCAGTGCTCGGAAATGAGCTAACAGGAAATCAAAATGGCAAAAACTCCGATGAAGAAAATCGCCCCGACGAAAAAGACCAAGGGCCAGCCCAAGCCGTCAGCTAAGCCGACGAAAGCCGCCTATAAATAAACCAAACGGGCGAGCCGAAGCCCGCCCGCCCAGTTGGAGGTAACTATTTGCCCCAGTCCGCATTGCTGAAGAACGCCTCAGGGTCGGCCAGCGCCGCTTGATAATAGCGGGAGTGCCGGATATCCATGGGCATCACAGTGACGCGCGAGAGAGGCTTGGAAGCGCCGCTGCGTCGATCCTGGATCAGCATCCCTTCATGGGGGATGATGAAGATCGGATGCAGAATTATCCGGCTAGGATCGCTAGCCGGCGCGGCCTTGATGCAGAAGGCGATCGTCTCCAAGCCGTCGATGCGCACCGGGATAGGGATAAGCCCCGCCCGTGTCGAGCCCGACAGCAATCCGGCGACGAAGGCAGCGTCTGCAATGACTTCCTCCGATATTTGTGTATATGACATTTCACCTCCGTTTCGGGCGTAAGCCGCCCGCCGGAGCGCCCCATCGAGGCGTTCTGGAAGGCGGCTGGGTTTCCCCAGCCGTTGTAGTTGATCAATCGTTGTCGTCGTCGGCATAGTCATTGCCGGTAGGATCATCAACGAAATCGTCCCAAGTGACGCGGCCGGTTTCTTTCAGGTTTTCCAGCACCTTGACGGCGATGTCGGCGCGCTCCTCATTCGGCAGCTTGTCGAACTTCATACGCTGCTCTTCGCTGTTCATGAGGAAAAGCTCGCCGGCTGTGTAAGGGTCCAAGCCGAGAAAGTCCGCGCCCTTGTCCCTGTATCCGTAAAAATTATTACCGAATTTCAGGGTCTCATCGGTGGCGCCGTCCTCTCTCTGCAAATGCTGGTCGATCCAGCCGGCAATGCAGAAGGCTGTGTTGCAATATTCGAAATGCTCGACTCCCCGTCCCGGATGGGCAAGGTTGTTTTGCCAACCACGCATCTTGAAATGCTTGGCTTGGTCCGCCTTGATCCACTCGATGATTTTGTCGATATTCTCGATATTTACTGTCATTCTAACCTCCATTACGGACGAGTAGCCGTCCGGCACATGCGCCCCCTCGCGAGAGCGCATGGACGAGATGGCTAGTACTGACGCTCCATCATTCTGGACAGTTGATTGACGAAATCACGGATTTCATCGTTGACGCTGTCATAATGGCGCGACCACTGCTCGCTGCCGCATTGGGTGCAAGTGTGAGCCTTGGTATCACCGGCGCAGTGTTCACCGTGCTCCCAAACGTGAGCGCAACGGTCGCATTTGTGCTTATGGGTATGCATGGGTTTCACCTCCAAATCGGGCTGTAGCTGCCCGGCACAAGCGCCTATCAGCGCCTCTGCGAGAGAGCCTTGCAATCGTGAATGGTGTGCATTATCTTAGGGATGTCGGACTTACCAAATTCTGCCCTGTCTGGTTTCACCTCCATGAAATTGACGTTTAGGCAGTTAAAGACCCCTGGGGCTGGTAATGCGTCCCCAGGGGTTTTTAGTTACTGCGGCTCTACGCCGTTCCAGATAACAAGGCCGGTGTCGCGCAGGCAGGTGAGGACATGCACAAGAATCTGATCCTGATCATGCCTGGAGCGCTCAGTGAAGCTGCTCCATCTGCTATTGCGGTACTCTAGGCCGTTCCAGCTCTTCATGCCGTACAGGGCATGAGTTTGGGCTGAATCCGTTTCGAGATGGGCTTCGATAGCCCTGATGTCGTAGCTGCCGCTATCGCCGAACAGGTCGCGGACGATGCCTTCAAAGCATTGGCTGGTGTCCATCCATCTTGAGATGCTTGGCTTGTCTCCGCCATAGCATGAATGGATTCGACGGGTCGGGATATAGGCAATCAGGCGATTGATGTTCTCGATATTCATATTCACCTCCATATGCTCGTAAATGAGCTAACACCCGACGCCGAAGCGCCGGGCTTGCAATATTAGGCTATCCACTCGACTTTGCCGGTATCGCGCAGCGAAGTGAGGGCGTGCGTAATGGCGCGCTTTTGGACATCGAGAGGCAGGTTGCCGATATCGTGCATATCGAACCGCATGTGGCTGCGCCGATATATCAGGTCATCCGAACGTTCTGGGCTGATGCCTAGAAATTCACTTAATGACTGGGCCTGATCTTCGAATTCAAAGCCCTGAATTTCCGTCGCCATGCCGGAAAGGCAGTACGATGGGGACCAATCAGGGAGCGGGCTATCAAGCTGATCGACATGGGCAAGCAGTTTGTTCAGGTTCTCGATATTCATAGGGTACACCTCCATAAGGTCGTAAATGACCAAACGCTGCACGCCGAGGCGCACAGCTATAATGTAAAATATGAATGAAGTAGGAGGTTGCTCGATCCTCAAGCGCCCACAAATGCGGGTGCGCGGTTCAGTGTTCTATTCGCCAACAAACTCCATGATGATGCGGTGCAGAGCATCAGGCTCGATGGTAAGCGGCAAAATGTCGGCCAGCCGCTCGCCTTCGTCATTGTCGATGGTGACATGCATATCCGGCATGGTGCCGGCCAGATAAAAGGCATCCTCCATCTTCTCGACAGTCGTCTGAGATAGGGTAGTGCCGTCAGGATTGTGAATGCTCAGGGTGTAGGTCATGTGTGCGTACTCCCGTGTTAAAGGCACGAGCGCACCCGCATGTGAGGGAGCTTAAGGATCAAGCGTGCTTGACAAGCCCACAAGGGCAATCCCAGGTTTCCCCGAGATTGCACCGAGAGGCTTAGGCTTTCAACGTTGTGATGGGATAGCCGTTGTCGTCATAGTCGGCTTCGACAATATCATACCAATCAGCGTTGCCGTCATCGCGCAGCTTGTCGAGCAACGCGAGTGCAGCGGTTTTGCGATCAGCCGGTGACAGCCGGTCAACGGCGCCCCTGTAGAACAGGTCGGTTCTGGGTCTGCCGTCCTCATCGACAAGGCCCATCCATTCGGCCGCCTTTGTGGTGTTGCTGAGGTCGATCCAGTTGTCTTTGTCCTTGCCGATATAGCCGGTATGAGCATTCAGCTTGCCCTGCGCATGATTGGCCAGGATATTCGCCCAGCCTGCGAGACATGCGGTGGTGCCACACGGCTCATTACGCACAACCCAGTCGGCCATTTGGATAGGCTCGGCCTGCTTGCTGATGGCCTCGATCATCAGATTGATATTGTCCACGTTAACAGTCATAGTCACCTCCATATAGGGCGAGATTGCCCTTGAAGGCTTGTCAAGCTGCTTAGCGCCCACAAGGGCAATCCGGGGAAATCCCCAGATTGCACCGAGAGGCTATGGATTATTCGTCGTCGCCTTCGTCATCATCTTTCTGCAGATGCTCAGGCAGCACATCGTTCCACCGGGCTTCGCCAGTGTCGCGAAGCTCGGTGAGCAGCGCGATAGCGGCGTTTTTGCGTTCATCGTTGGGCAGATAGTCAGCCCGATAATCGAAGAACAGTGCGCGTTGCTGGTTAAAACCAATGTCCATCCAGTCGGCAGCCTTCTCAGCATCGCCGAAATCGACCCAGTTGTTATCGATTAAGCCGCGCTGCTGGTCGAGCTTGCCCTGCGCTCCGCTGGCCAGGATGTTGGCCCAGCCCGCAAGGCAAGCAGTGGTGCCGCACTCAGCGTTCCGGTCCACGAATGTGCCCATGTGAATAGGCTCGGCCTGAGCGCTAATCGCCTCAATCATCAGATTGATGTTTGCAACGTTAACCATAATACACCTCCATAGAGGGCAGAATTGCCCTTGAAGGCGCTAAGCATAGTTTCCAAAATCGAGACTGTAAAAGACGGCACCATGATGAGCGGTGCCGTTCATTACAGTCCCGATTCTCACCCAATCGCCTTATGGCGAGGCTCGGGCGACCGACACGCGGCACGCCCAGGCAGTCTTATTCGAACATGAACGTAATACGCAGGATTCGCCCGTCTTCAAGCTTCACGCTAGCTTGGTGCCGGATATGGTCAACAACGCCGCTATCGAAGCGGACATCGCCAACTGATTCGGTCACAACTTCCACGATCTCGCTCATCAGCTCATTATCAGAGCTGTAGCAGGTGCCGGAAAGCGGCTTCAACGCGCCTGTGTATGTCTGTGCCATGGTCTTCACCTCCAAGCGGGATAAGCCCCGCCATAAGGCGATCAGGTGAGGGAATGATTCACGATGTGGGGCATCGCCAGTGTGATTGAGAGCCTGCAAGGGCAGCCGATTGGCTGCGCCGAGAGGGGAATCAGTAGTCATCGACCCAATGCGGCTCAGGTTGGTCCGCATCATACCAATCCGTGAAGATTTTTGGATTGAATTTGGCCTTTTCACTCGCTTCACAGTCCTCGCATACGAATGTGCAGAAGATACCAGCGGCGTCCGTCAGCTCATAGCGGGGCTTGTCATTCTCGCAACGAAAGCACGTCTTCATAGTTCATTCCTCCAAGGGTTGCCCTTGAAGGCTCTCAATCATGTGAATGCCCTGTGAGCCGGAGCCGGGCCGAAGCCCAGCGCCAACTTGCCGACGCCTAAGCGTCCGCAAACATGTCCTTCGTCTTGCCCTTGGCCGTCACCGTGGCTTTCTTGGCCTTGGTGGCTTCACGGGTGGCTACAGCCTTAGCAGTCTTCGTCGCCTGCGCAGCAAGGCCGTCCTCGATCTCCTCAGCAGTGCGCTCACGCGCCTTGCCCAGGATTGCTTGCACGTCTGGCAGCACCTGCTCCGCATTGGTCAGCGCGTACATAGAGGCACGCTGTGCCGGCGTCAGGGACATGATCTTGGCTTGCAGACGTGCAAGCTTCAAGGACATGGTGCCTTTCAATGCAATCGTGATCTCCTCGGGCTTTGCCGCCGGGAACTTGTCCTGTAACGTCTTGGCGACGGCGAGGACAGAGCGCATGGCTGCAACGACTTCGAGCAGTTCGATTGAATAAGACATGGGTATCACCTCCATAGGACGGAAATAGCTCCGCCTCACAGGGCATCCACATTCACCAACGATGTCAAAGAGCAGTCTCAGGCTATTCAGTCATTCAATCTCGATCGTAGCCTATAGTATAACACAGTAAAATAGCAGTGTCAACCAACCTCTGGTTGCATACATCAACCTATGATTGTGATGTCAAGTCATGAATGAGCCAGCCCGAGTCGTAAAGCTGGAACCTCCAAGCATTCCAGAGCTTGACCGTCCACGCAATAAGGGTGAGCACTGGTCGCCCGAAGCACGCAAGCAGGCTGTTGCATACGCGCTGGAGCGCATGTCTGATGGTGAAAGCTTGGATGCAGCCTGCCGAGACATCGATATTAATCCGGGAACGGTCCATGGCTGGATAAAGGCTGATCCGGACACGGAGACGTTGTATGATCAAATCAAAATACAACGTTCGCGATCATTTATTGAGCGCGCAATAGATGAAATGGACAATAATCCAGACTTCAAGGCGGCTGAAAGCAAGGCTAGGACACTATTAAAGCTCGCTGCACTGCTCAATCCTAAGGAATTCAGCGACAAGACACACGCTAACCTTGGGAAGACTGGACCTAATGCTCGCGTTACTTTCGTACTCAATGTTCCGAGGCCACAAGTACTTGACAAGGGCGAGATCACAGTGGTTGTGCAACCTGAGGATGGTACTGAGTGAGATGTGTTGGCACATCTGTTGGCACATAGCACACACGCACGCACATAAGCGCAGGCATATCAATGAGTTGGCTCATCAATGTGGGTCCTGCTCAGGGAGACACATGATCGCCGAACGTCAGACCCCCCACCCCCCATGCACGATCCGGCCCTGCCCGATCGATCGAATTTAAAGCACGCCCACGCGGGCGACCGGGGCTTGTACTCAGCGTATGAACCACTCACACGGCTGAGCCAAAGCCCCCCCCTACACTACATCTTGTGAGGGGGTAGCCCCTCCCCTCCCACTACATATGGTGTTTGATGACTTACACCCCCAAGATTGCGCTGCTGCCTGGGGCAAAGCTGACGCCAGAGGTGCTGCTGGCCAGGACGGCGGATAAGCTGAGCCGGATCAAGGCGGTAACGGTCATCATCCAGTGGGACGATGATACGGTTGCCTGCGACTGGTCGAGCATGAAAACGAGCGAGCTGTGCATGGCCAAGGATGTGCTGGCCTTGAATGTGCAGGCGGTGTTGGAGGGGAATTACGATGGACTGTAGCATGTCTCTGATCCTGTCGCTGGGCGCTAACGCCTTGCTGGGCATACTGATTTTCATCCTGTGGGTGAGGCAGAGAGATGATGAGCGGCGGGATTGACAAGCCGGAGCCCGATCTGGAGCGGTCCTGGGACGAGTTCGTCAAGGATGCGCACCTTCAGGAGCAGGGAATGTCGGAGCGGGCGGTGGACAGCCGCAGGCTCAGGATGCGGCAGTGGACGGGCTTTTGGCTGAGCGTGACCTGGGGCTCGATGCTGGGCGGGGCGCTGGGGAACCTGTTGGCGGAGATGGTGAAGCTGGCGGTGAGGTTGTGGATGGGGTGAATGTCCATGGAAATTATTTAAAGTGGACACTTGCATTTCCATGGACAGCGTGTATTTAAGTGGACATGAGCAAGGGACCTACCAGCCACGAGATCTGGTCGAGAGAGCAGCGGGCCAAGCAGCACGCAAAGAGGATGGCAATGAAGAAGGCGGAGGCTGCCGGCGAGAGGTTGATGCGAGAGAGCAAATGCCCGGATTGCAAGGGCACAGGCGTGCGAGACAACGTGCAATTGGATGGCTCGGTAAGGCGAGGCGTCTGTTTAATCTGCTGCGGCTCCGGCAAGCTGCCGCCGATGGTGCATCCTGAGGACGAGCCGATTGTGGGCGCTCAGATCGATGGGATGTCGGGTGAGGAGCTGGAAGCCTACATCGAGGCGACCGCCAAGAGCAAGCCGCTGGTAAAGGAGCTTCAGTCGAAGGCGGATGCGGTGCCGGCCAAGAAGCGTGGCCGTCCGAAGGTCCGCTCGGCTGAAGATGATCGGGAATATCAGCGCGAGTACAAGCGCAAGAAGCGGGCTGCGGCGAAGGAGGGGAAGTCATGAGCGGACCCATTCCATTGACGGATGCCGAGTTGGTGGTGCTGGCCAACAAGCTGGTGAATGTGCTCACGGAAGCAAAGGTGAGGACAGAGGACGGCATTACTGCGCTTCAGCTAGCAACGCTGGGCGGGATGCTGTTGACTAATAATCCCTTTGCAGAAGATGCTGAAGCAAAGATGCTGTTCCTGGATAGAAACCTTCGGCTTTGCTTGGAAGGTCTTCAGGATGGACTGGTGAATAAGGAGAATGGAGCTGGACGTGAAGGAGCGAGCGGCTGAGCTGCGCGAGGAGTTTCGCCTTCAGATCTCGGCGATTCCCAAATCAGTGATCTACCGCGCCACAAGGCTGCGGTCGGATAAGGGCCTCGATGAGGCGGATGAGGAAGAGGTGGTGGAGATCGTGGAGGCCAACAGGCCGAGAGCGACGATGCCGCGGCCGGCGAGGAAGAGGCGTCCGATTAAGAAGCGGAGTGGGCAGTGGTGAACGATGAGGAGAGGCTGCGTCTCACGATTGAGCGGTTGGGCCGGACCATGCCGCACAATTCTGATGTGATGGCGGTGTGTCGGGCTCTGGCTTCCGGCGTCAGGCTGAAGCCGCTGGTTGAGCCGTCGAAGTTTAAGAATAAGACAGCCGACATAAATAAATATATGCGGGAGTATATGTATGACTACCGGCGCGGTAAACGTCGTAAGGATGGCGCACGTCCTCGTCCTGTTTCTAGGTTTGGCTCTGTCCGCGACAGCTCAGACGCCGAGTGCGGATGAGTATGTGCCCGATCCGATCACGAAGCGCAAGCGCCCGGCCACGCTGTGGAAGCTGCGCGTCGAGGGCGAAGATGAGGCACGCATGGTGCCGGTCTACATCATGAAGGAGTATGGTCTTCGCGCCGGTCAGGTGGTTTCGATCCACACCGCCCGCCGCATGGCCATTGACATGGGTGCCGAATATCCCCCAGATATTCTAGAGCATCTGGAGGCGTTGAAATAAATGCTCTGGGACAACCTGATTATTATCGCCGCCTATGTGATCTTCGCCATCATCTATTTCAGGCTGGGGAACACATGATCTCGGTTTGGCTGCTGATCATCTGGTTGCCGGCCGAGCCTCCGGTGCTTAAAGAACCGGCGCAGGAGTTCGGCACCCAGCAGCTATGTCTCGATACCGGCAGACGCCTCGCGATCCAGAACGGGCCGAAATATCTCTGGTTCTGCATCGAGCGCCGCAGCGCCAAGAAGTCGGGGAAGGAAGCTTGATGGCTGTGTGGAACCCCAAGCTGGAAAGAAAATACTGGTGCTCTACCTGCGGGCGCGAGGTTCCGGTCGATCAGATCGAGTGCGCCACCTGCAAGAAATGGTGGGAGGACAACCCGCCCCCATCGGATCCAGAAGAATTTGCCGAGGAGCAGCCGGATGACCCCGCACTCCATTGTTGAGGATATGGAGAAGTTGGAGAAGCTGCTTGGCCCGAACCTCGACAAGGTGCTGAAGACTGAGGCGTGGCCGGATCTGAAAGAGACGCTGCGCAATAACGCCGTACATTTTGAATTTGGCAAGGCTGCGCCAGAGGATCAGCATTTAGAGTTTGCTCACGATCTGATGGACAGGGGGCTGTTTCAGCTTCCCTATTCCGCGGTCCTGATGACCGGCAATGCCTCGCCGAAGTCGGCGGTTCTGGCCATAGCCGATCGGAACGATAAAGCTCATCCGCTCACCGTAATCGTCTTTGCGCCCGTCATGGTCGGTAACAGTATGGTCGCTGAAGCAGCGCCGCTTTATGTGCTCACCGTCGATCAGGAGCCGGGCGATCAGGCGCGCGTCAGGTGGTCATCGCTCGCCACCGGGCAGTACAAGTCGCGCAAGACCGGCGAGGACAAAGACGGCGAGGACATGGAGCAATCGACCCGTGCTGCGCTCCAGCTCGCCATGGGCTGGCCGATCCTGCTGATGTCGAAGGATGTCGAGGCCGTCAGATTAGAGGCGCCAGAGCGGCTTAACCGGGCGCGTGTGGCCAGGGGCAAGATCCCGATCCGAGAGCGCTTTGTGGTGCGCATTCGTCCCGAGGCGCGCGAGCGGCAGCGGCAGGCGGCCGAAGGCTTTCGGTCGAGCCCGAAGATGCACTGGCGGCGCGGTCATTTCCGCCGGGTCTCTGAGACGCTGGTGGTGCCGGTTGCTCCGACAATCGTCAATGCTGAGCCTGGATCAAGGCCACTTGCCAAGCAATATAAGCTCGGTTAAATTACTGCCGGTAGCAGCCACACCCGCGGGTGGATTGCCTCGGCCCCTCAGGGGCCTTCTAAGCCGGATGCGAAGGCGAGCCGGCCTGCTGACAACTTCCCCCATAAACATCAAATGGTGTTCCCATGCTCATGTCCTCAGAAAACCTGAAGACGGATAATGAGGCTATGCGTCAGATCCTGGGCGACTTTGCCAGCGAAGGCGTCAGGATGGCCAAGCGCTACGATCGCAAGCTGCACCGGCTCTATGCGCGCAACGATGCGCTGGAGGCGCTGCTCAGGGAGCACGGCATCGAGGTGCCGGACTGGCCGCATTCAGATAGTGGTGGGGTTTAATGAGGGAAGCAGCAACACCCTTAGATTCGTACGATGGTCGCCTGTCAACTGTGGAAAGGAATTATCAGGAACTGCGCAACGAGGTCAGAGGCATTACCGTCGAGCTGGAGCGGGTAGGCCGCAGCTTCGACAAGTTCTCCGCCAAGATCGACGGCTCTCCCAAGATCACCCTGCACCAGATCCTCACCCAGATTAAAGATGTCGGCGTGCTGATCGGCATGGCCAGTGCCGCCATCATCTTCATCGCCACCTCGATCTCCTCCGTCCCCATCGCCACCATCCAGAAAGACGTGACCATCATTGCCCAGCGCCTCGATCGTCTCGATCTGGTCTCGCGCGGGCAGACGGTTTTAAAGTCCGACCCGCTCACTCACCCTTGACAATCAGCCAAGTTATAAGTATACCTTGAGTCGCCCCGTTCTCCTCCTCTGGGGCGACGTGCCGGGCTATGCGAGCTGACCGCGTTTGCATTTTGTCCGGCACGTCTTTTGCAACCTCTGATTGTGTAATGCAACCATGGTTCTGAGTGACCTGCCGCCCAAGATCGGTCGGCGAGAGAAACGGCTATTGACCGCGGAGCGTTATGCCAGGACTTCGAGGGCTTACAGCGAGGCCGACAAGCAGCTCCTGATCAAGCTCCTGGCCTACGGGCTTAGCAGCAATGAGATTGTCGAGCGCACCTCTTTCATCAACCGGGTGGCGGTCTATGCTTTCTGCCGCCTGAATGGTCTTCCGCTGCCGCATGACTTTCGGGCGGCAAAAATCAGCGATGACGATATCGAGAAGGTCCGGCACCTGCTCAATCATGAGCGGCTGACATACAAGATGATTGGTGAGCGGCTGAGCTGGACCACCAGCAAGGTCGCCGGCATCGTCTGGCGCTACGGGCTGAATGGCATGAAGGAGCGGCCGGAGATCTTTGAGCTTCGCTATGGGCAGGAGGTGTCGCATAAACACCGCTGCATCAAGAAGCCGAAGCGACAGCACGCATGGAAATCTCGTCAGGCTAATGCCCCCTTTGACCTGACGGATGCAGGGTAGGGCTGCCCAGGGGAAGTGCCCCTCATGACTCCTGGGCGGCTCTGCTTACACGCGCACGGGGCGAGGCCGGCGCAGAGCCGGCAGGGTGCCGCAGACGCGCACCAGCAGCTCATAGGCGTCCTTGAATTCATGGGAGGTGTCGGCCAGCCAGTTGCGGCGCTTGTCGTCATACTCGCGCGGCTCGCCCACCCAGAGCCCTTCGCAGGTCAGCCGGAAGCCAATGGAGTCCTCGACATACCAGAGCCAATTGTCTCGGGCCTCCACATTCTGATCATTGCGTCTGAGCATCCGATAGCCGCCGGGAAAATCATAGCCGATCGAGTGCATGTGGATGAACTGGTAGAATTCATGCTCCTCATCGGGGCTAACTGGAAACTGCATCATCTATGGGTTCCTTGGCAATAACGTGAGCTAAAACGGTCCACTCGCTCATTGACATCAGGCCGCGCTCTGAAATCCTTGTCAGGAGATCTCGGAGAACTTCGGCTGCTTCGAAGGATAAACGGAATCTGGTTTCCGTTTCTCCATTTTGTAACTTGATGTAAACTATGTTATCTCCGGGTATCTGCCCGACAAATACTGACCGGCCTCCATCAAGATCTTGGATCAATCCTTTTATACGATATTGTTCTTCCGGTTCGTCATTCATCTGGGTTCCCGTGGTTCTGTGTTATTTCCGTGCTCGACCCAGTGGGCGAGGGCGTCTTCGAGGCAGCGCGCCGCTTCCGAAAAAGTCGGTCCAACGCCGAAGACGCCCGCAAGAGCTGGAGCGGTAGCGATATAGGTTTGGTATTCCCGGCTCCACCAGATCTGTACAGCCGGTATGGGAATTGCTTTTGTCGCATCGATAAGCTCTAGAGGCGAGGCCATCTGCCGCTCACTCTGATTGTCGGGGGCATCCGCTGTTCATCGTACCAAGCTTGCTCTCGCTGTCTTCTGATCCGATCGCGCTCGCCCTCTTCATTCGCTTGGGCGATCATTCTGTACTCAGCTTCGGCACGCCGCTGGTGCTCGGCCATTTCCTGCATCTGATGCCACTGCCGATTGCTGATCGGGGCAGTCTCATCGATCCACAGGCCATCATGCTCCATGCCACGGATATAGGGAGCCGCATCGACCGCATGGCGAAACCGTTCTGCTTGCTCTGCGGTCAGATGACGGCTCGGCACATCATCTGGCCGTCCCTGATCATGGGCAATGCGCATGGTCTCTTGCTCATCGGCCTCCAGGCATAGCTTCTGCATCAGCATCCGGTCGGCGAGCGGCAGATTATCCTGAGGGATGAAGCACCATTTCCGCCGCGGCATCTTGGAGTTGTACAGCTCAAGGATATTGACGGAGCTCTTGGGCAGGATGCGGTAGAGGGTGCCGGTATAGTTGCCGGTGACGATGAAGCTCTGATCGGTTTTATAGTTGGTAAGCTGCTCAGGGCTCAGATAGCGCTTCAGCGTCTCGACCGCCCGCTCATTGGCCTTTGCATCATCCGGCGAAGGGGCCTCCGGCGCCCTGACATAGGGCGGCCGGATATGATCGTAGACCTGCTGATAGTGAGCGCGGATCGCGCGCTCCATTTCCATCATCTCCGCGTGTCTGGGGGTGGCCAAGGGCTCAACCACCTGCCCGTTGCGGGGTGAAGACGGTCTCATCGACGTTTGGATCGAAGGCGCGGAGCATAGTGCTCTGTCCGGGTTTGGCGTCGAAGGCGAGGAAACCACGGCCGGTGATCTCCTTGAAGCGCTTCTCTGCTTCCACAACCGCCAAGGCGTCTGCCGGGTCGAACTCATGCCGGGTATCTCCAGTGCGATCTAGTATTCTCTGAATAGCCATTGTTATATAAATCTCCATTTTGGAGAAGGGACTATAACAATGAATGGAGTCGCTGACAAGACCCTCGCTGTCGGTTCAATGGACCGCGAGGTCATGCGCATCATTTGCAAATGCGGGTTTATTGCCCGCGAATCGAATGGACAGTCCTGGGTCACGACCGGGGAGGCCATTTCGGTGGAGCGGTTCAATCGGCTTCTGGCATTGGAGCTGATCGAGCCGAAAGGGGATTCGCTGTTTGGCGGCCCGTCACAAACCTACGTCCCAACCCAAAAAGGAACTGCTCATGCTAAACGTTGTAAATCCCTTGCGTATTCCGACCAAGCCGATTGATGGATTCTCCGTCGAGCAGGCCAGCTTCGGCGGCGGCTACATCCTGCGGATGGTCATCGGCGCCACCATCGAGACCGCGGTGTTCACCGATCATGCGGCCTTGACAAGCTACCTCCAGTTCGTTCTATCTGGGCTTGCCGTCAATCCGGCGTCTGATCCTAAGCCGGCACCCAAGCCTGAGCTGGTCGTCAAGCGCGCCCGCGGCGGACGCCCCAAGGGCTCCAAGAATAAGTCGAAGCTGAACGGCTCGACCCCCGATCTCGAAGTGACTGCGAACCCCGATGAAGCGGCCCCGCCGATCACCCAAGCCGCGTAGCCCTTACCCGCACCGCGGCTCGCCCGCCGGTGATGCGGTCATCGGCACCTGCGATGGTGCCGGCTGCGAGCGCACCCTGCACCGCGGCGACATCTTCTTCACCATGCTGGACAGCCACCTCTATTGCATCGACTGCTATGAGCAGATGCCCTGCATCAGCATCGCTGAGGATCGTGCCACGCCTGCGCAAGAGCAGGCCGTCATCGAGGCGAACGCGCTGGTCTGGGATGGTGACTTTCCCGAATAGGGGCAATTTCTGAATATCGAATATCGCCCTTCGGGGAAGACGCTGGATAAGTTTCATGCTGATCCAGCGTTTATGCGTGTGCTTTTGGGGCCGCTCGGTTCGGGTAAAACCACCGCCTGCTGCTTTGAAATCCTCAGTCGGGCCATCGAGCAGGCTCCCGATGATCGCGGCGTCCGGCCAACACGATGGCTGGTCTGCCGCAACACGCTGCCGGAATTAGAAACGACCACCCTCCCAAGCTGGCGACAGCACTTTGGCACCGAGCTGGGGAGCTGGCGGATGACGACGCCGGTGACGCATCTATGGCGCTTCGACGTGGGCGACGGCACCCGCGTCGAGGCGGACATCTACTTCCTCGGGCTCGACAGCGAGGAGGACGCCAAGAAGATCCGCGGCATGGAGCTGACCGGCGCCTGGATCAACGAGGCGAAAGACATCTCACGCGGCGTGGTGGACATGATCACCGGCCGCGTTGATCGCTTCCCGGCCAAGAAGATCCGCACCTGGGCCGGCGTTATCGCCGACACCAATATGCCGGACGATGACCACTGGCTCTACAATCTGGCCGAAAGGGTGCGGCCGGACAACTGGTCCTTCTACCGGCAGCCGGGCGGCGTCATCCGCATCGGCGAAAACTGGGTGATCAACCCGGCGCGCGAGAACATCGAGCATCTGTCCGAGCGCTATTACCCCAACCAGCTCACCGGCAAATCGGACGAGTGGATCAGGGTTTACCTCGCCGCCGAATATGGCTATGTCGCCGATGGGCGGCCGGTCTACCCGGAATATTCCGACACCCACCATGTGGTCGAGCGCGAGCCCTATGATGGCCGCGGGCTGCTGATCGGTGCCGACCTTGGGCTCACCCCGGCCGCGGTCTTCCTCCAGCAGGACACCTGGGGCCGCTATGTGGTTCTCGATGAGCTGGTGACGGACGATGTGGGCGCCAAGGACTTCGCTCTCGCCATCAAGAAGTTCATGGCGGTCAAGTTCCCCAATTTCCAGATCGAGGGCGCCTGGGGCGATCCGATCGGCGAGAAGCGCCTGTCGGGCGACGATGACATCCGCACCACCTTCCAGATCATGGCGGCGAACGGCATCAAGATGCGCCCCGCCCCTGGCAACAACCAGCTCATCAAGCGCCGCGAGGCGGTCGCCGGGCCGCTCACCCGCATGGTGGACGGCAAGCCTGGGCTGATGATCAACCGCTGTTGCACCAAGCTCAGAGCTGGCATGAGTGGCAAGTATTGTTTCAAGCGTGTCGCCATACGATCAGATGTCTATGCCGACGCTCCGAACAAGAATGAATACAGTCATGTTTGCGAAGCTTTGCAATATGCCATGCTTGGCTTAGGCGAAGGTCAGGTTGCAATAACAAATAAGGCAGAAGACAGAATATCCAAACCGACTGTTGTCACAGGAACGAAGTTTCGTCACCACGTTGCTCGCCGTCGCGGCACAGATAATAGGAGATACACATGAAGTCCAAGACCCCCAAGGCGCCAGAAGTGGCGGCGCCCGTCCCCGTGCCGCAAACCGATGATCCGGCCCTGATCGATGTGAAGCGCCGGGTTCGCACCAGCGCGCAGGACCGTGAGGGCGCCAGAGCCTCGCTGCTCACTCCAGGCGGCGCATCCGGCGTTGGCAGCAGCGGCGGCACCAAGCGCAAGACGCTCGGCTACGGCGGCATGTAAGGGCAATGAGCATGGCTGGTTACGCGAGCGGGCTGCCGGCCAAGACCGGAGACTATCAGGACAAGCTGGGCGTCTTGTGCAAGCGGGCGCGTAAGTGCAAGGACGATATGCGGCCCTGGTATCTCCTCTGGGAGGAGCTGGCGCACTATTTCCACAATACGCGCAAGGGCTTCATCACCGAGCAGACGGCGGGCCAGGAGTCCAACCAGGACATCTGGAACTCCTCGCCCGAGCAGTACCGGCGCAAAGAGACCGAGATGATGGTCGGCGCCATGATCCCCAAGGATCGGATGTGGGTCGGCCTGCGTCCGGCGAAGACAGAGCTGTTCGCTATCAAAGAAGTGCGTCAGTGGCTTGAGATTGCGGCTCTGTATATCCATACGGTTCTATATGATCCGATATGCAATTTCACCGAGCGCTTCCTTGAGCTTGCAGAAGATGTCAAGTCTTTCGGAACAGGCGTGATCTATGTCGATCACGATAGGGTCAAGAAAGCCTTGACCTTTATGGTTCCGCATCTGAAGAACTTCGCCTTCGAAGCGGATGCGAGCGGAGTTGTTACTCGCGAATACTGCTTCTGGCAATTCTCAGTCGGCGATCTGGTCGATCAGTTCGGCATCGATGCGCTGCCCGATGAGATGACGCGGGAATATCGCGAAGGCAATTGCAGCACTGAGAAAAAGCACTGCGTCGTCCACGCCATCATTCCCAATGATGATTATGGGCGCTTCGGGCTCGCGCCGGGGCGGATGCCGTTCAAATCGCTGTGGATTTTGGAGAAGGGCTGCCACCTGCTCGATGAGGGCGGCTTTTACGATCTGCCCTATCTGGTGCCGCGGTGGTTCCAGAAGTCCGGCGAGGTGCCGGGCCGGGCTGAGACCATGGAGATCCTGCCTGACGCCCGGCTGCTGCAATCGGTATCGGCCGCACTCTTGGAGATCACCGAGAAGCAGGGCAACCCGCCGATGCAAGGTCCGATCGACATCCTGCGCGGCGAGGTCGAGCTGTTCCCCGGCGGCTTCACGGCATTCGATGCGTCCGGCTTCCAGTTCCAGGGCGATCCCTTAAGGCCGGTGCAGATCGGCGCCAACCCGGCGATGACGGCGGACTTCCTCTCGGCGCTCGAAAACAAGATCGGCCGGGCCTTTCACATGGACCTGCTGATGGCGCCGCCGCCGGAGTCCGGCAACAACAAGCCCGAGGACGCCGCCGGCCGCCAGATGATGGTCGCCGCAATTCTGGGGCCGATCTGGTCGCGCGGCGAGAATGAGCTGCTGCCGCCGATCTTGGACCGGGTGTTCAACATCCTGATCCGCACCCGGACGTTGCCGCCGGCACCCGATGCGCTGTCCGGCGAGCGGCTGATCTACCGCTTCGACAACCACGTCTCCGACATGCGCGAGGCCGCCGAAGCCCAGCGCATCGTCCAGGCGCTCGGTGTCACCGCCCAGTTCGCCCAGATCCCGCAAGCGGCCGAAGCGCTGGACAATATCGATTTCGACGTGGCGTTCATCGACCTGTGGCAGCGGATGAAGGTGCCGGAATTCTATGTGCGCGACCCGCGCGAGGTTGCGGCAGAACGGCAACAGAAAGCACAAATGCAGCAGATGGCCCAGATGGCGGAGATGGCTAAGGCCGGTGGCCCTGGGGTAAAGTCGGCCATCGAGGGAGCTGTCACCGCACGCGATCAGGGGATAGTTCCTCCGCAACCAGGGGAACAATAAATGACCGTTGACGCTATCAGGCCGGACGCGCTGAGCGAGGCCGATGAAGCCCGCCGCGCTATCGCCATGGACTTCCAGGAAGTCTTCTCGACACCCGAAGGTGAGCGAGTGCTCCAGCATCTGCTCGGCAGCATCCTCTACACCGATAAGACGCTGCCGCGGCCCAGCCCCGGCATCGCCTTCAGCGGCGACGATGCGCTCTACATGCTCGCGCGCAATGACGCGGCCAAGGAGATCAGGGCGATCCTCAATATCGAGTTCCGTGACAGCCCCAAGCCGGTTGTGCGGCGCGGCAAGGGGCCGATTTCGCGTTTTACGTCTCACAGTTGAGGGGAATAATCTATGAAAAACAGATGGATGTACCCATTCTGGGCGCCTGAGGGTGAGGGCGACCCCGGCGGTGGCGCTGGTGGCGGTGGCGTCACGCCACCCGGCACCGGGTCTGGTGGCGGCGGCGGTAGCGAGCAAGCTTTATCGCTGCGCGCCCAGATGGCAAGCCAGCTCGGCGAGGAGGAGCGGGGCGGCTTCTCCAAATGGGCGGACGGTTACACCACCGACAAGGAGTTCGTGCTCGGCGCCATGAACATGCGCCAGCAGTTCGATGCGCGAGTGCCGGTGCCGGGCGAGAATGCCAAGCCGGAGGAGTGGGACAAATATTTCCAGCGTGTCGGCAAGCCGCCTGAGGCCAAGGCATACGCCTATGATTTCGGCAAGGATGAGAAGGGCGCCCCGCGCGAGCTGCCCGATGGCGACCGCGCCCGCTTCGAGGCGTTCAAAGAACACGCCCACGCTCACCATTATACTCAGAAGCAGTTCGAAGCCGGCGTCAAATTCTTAGAAGCCGACATTGCCAAGCAGGAGTCCGAATTCGTCACCCAGCTTGAGCGCGCTCAGGATGATTCGATCAAGCATCTGAAGCAGGAATGGGGGCCGGATTACGACAGCAATCTGGCAGCGGCAACCGATGGGGGCGTGGCCTTTGCGCCGGATGAAGCCTCCTGGGTTGAGTTCGTCAATCTGCCGCTGACCGGCCCCAACGGCACCCAGATCAAGGTCGGCGACCACCCGACATTTCTGAAGGCGTGGGCTAAGGTCGGCCGCTCTGTATCGGAGGATCAGCGCGTGCGTGACCTCAGGCAGTCCGGCGAGGCCGACAACATCCAGACGCAGATCCTTGCTATCGAGGACGAGGCCATCAAGGCCAACAAGTCTACCGCTAGCGAGCCTTATGCTTCGCGCCTGCGGACGCTGTACAAGAAATTGACGCCCAACACCCCCATGAACGGCTCTGGCCGCGGCGGGTACGGCTGACGCGCCCTTGATAGCGCACTAACCGACTTAATGCGCTCTTCATAGCGCAAATCGAATTCAGCCGGGCACACCCATAGCGGACCCGGCTGCAATACCCCGACCACCTAGCGATCCTCAGATCCAGCATCATCAGCCACGGGAACCCGAAAGGGCACCTCCTTCAGTGGCCGATACCGCATGGGCACGCCTGATCATTGCGCCGCCGAAATCTCCTAAGAGGAGATCGAAATGCCCGGTCCTACTATCGACCAAGCATTTATCACCCAGTTCAACCGAGACGTGTATCTCGCCTACCAGATTACGGAATCCAAGTTCCGCAATATGGTCAGGACGGATGCTGAAGTCCTCGGCGACCGGGTGCGCTTCCAGAAGCTCGGGACTCTGACCGTTACCAGCAAGGCGCGGAACGGCAACATCCCAATCCAGAATCCGGCCCACTCCTTCGTGGACCTGATCATGCTCGACCGCTACGCCGCGGTCCTGATCGACCAGCTCGACCTGACCAAGCTCAATATCGCCGTCAGGGAAGGCTACATCTACAACATGGCCGCCGCGTTCGCCCGTGAGAGCGATCAGGAAATCATTGCAGCCATGCTGGCCGGTGCCACCCAGACCGTCACGCCGACCAACCTGATCACTCGTAACGCCACCCTGTCGGCGCGCGAGCTGCTCGATGTGGCCAAGGTGCCCAGCGACGGGCGGGTCTATTGCGCTGTCACGCCTCATGCGTGGGCAACGCTGATGACCATCTCGGAGTTCGCCAACGAGCAGTTCGTCGGCTACGAGGGCCAGCCCTGGAAAATGCAGGGTCCGCCGATGAAGTATTGGAACCGCTGTTTCTGGTTCCAGTATCCTGAACTGCCCGGCACCGGCACCGCCACGGCGTCGTGCTTCATGTGGCATTATCGCTGCATTGGCCATGGCACGGGTCAGGAAATGTCCATCACCTGGGACTGGGAAAACCTGATGAAGGGTTGGTCCGGTGCCGGCTCGATGAGCATGAACGCAATCGTTATCGACGCAACGGGCATCGTCAAGATCGTTGTGAACGATACGACCGCAATCCCATGATGATAGGAGAAATGACCAATGGCTTATGATCCTACTTATCTGGGCGTGATCCCGTATGCCGGATCAAAGGGCGCGTGCCAGACATATGTCCTTGATACGGTCGATGTCGCCGCGACAATTACGGCGGCCGGCTACATCTCGGACGGCATTTTGCGCGGTATGCAGCTCGGCGATCCGGTGCTGGTGCGCAAATATAATGCTTTGCCGGCGAAGGCAACTTTGTCAGGTACGGCATGGTGGACTGTGACTTCGGTCGCTTCCGGTGTGGTAACGATTGCGGTTCAGCCAGCAGTTACGTAAATCTTACGGGGGCTTCGGCCCCCGTTTTTCATTTCAATTTGAGGGGAATTAAATCATGGCTGTACAAGCTAAAGAATCCGATCTGCAACTCTGGGGGCAGGGTGGTAATTGTGCTCGTTACGATTACAACTCAGAGCATTATCTGATGTCGGATATGCTTACCAATGACTTCTTCTGCAATTGCACATATTTGCTGCGCAAGGGCGATTTCATCTACATCACCGATGCTGAAGACCAGATTATTGTGGTCCGCGTCGATGAGGTGGACCAGGGCTCGCGCCGCGTCGTCCTCTCCAAGGTCGAGCGACTGTACGCGCTGCCGGTCGTGACCATCAATGAGGATCTGCCGGATGATCCGGGGCTGACCTATCGCTGGCGCCCGACACGCGCCGGTGGGCATTCGATCATCACTGCTGCTGCTGAGGTGTTCGCGGTCAACTTCCCCAATCGTCAGGAAGCCGAGCGCGCCATCGCCAACATTTATGAATCAAAGGTGTTCGAGGCGCCGCACGGCCATGAGCCGACCGCGGCCACTGTTTCGGCGAACACCAAGACTTACAAGAGGGCATAGGCTATGGGATACACGCGGACCCTTGTGGCAAAGCTTGCGTGCGGCCACTTGGGCCAGCGTGATATCGGCGACATCGATGACCAATTCGATCAGGACGCTCAGATCCTGAAGGCTCGATACGAACACGCGAGAGACAGCGTGTATGCAACCCACGATTGGCACTGGGCCAGACGTTCAGCCCAGCTCCAGCAGCGCGTCACGCCGCCCGCGGTGCGCTTCACTTACGCCTATGCGCTGCCCGCCAGCTATGTGCGCATCTCCAACGTCTCGCAATTCGAGAACATGGACCCGCCGCTCGATGAGGACGGCTGGGACATCACCGATGGCGATCTTACCACCGACGCCGGCTACGTCTTCATCGATTTCGTCGCCAATGACTGGTCTGAGGCGAAATGGCCGTCCTACTTCGCCGATTGCGTGGCGATGAAGCTGGCCGAGGTCGCCTGCATGAAGATCACCAATTCGGAAAGCCTGAAGCAGACGCTGGTGAAGGGCTACCAGCAATCGACGCTGCCCCAGGCGCGCTCGATTGATTCGACCTCGCAGCCGGCCCGCCGCACCATCATCCGCTCGCCGTGGCAGCGCGCCCGCCTGGGCAGCTTCTCATTCAGCAATCTGCGCCGGACCTAATTCATGAGCAACATCAACGCCTATATCCAGACCTTTGCCGGAGGCGAGTTCGGCAAGGCGATGTCGGCGCGTGTCAACATCGACAGCTATCAAGCATCGTGCGAGATATCAGAGAATTGGTTCAACAAGGCGCAAGGTCCGCTCGATCGTCGCCCGCCATTGCAATATATTGATTCGTTCATAGACTCAACCAAGCGTGGCATCCTTAAAGGTTTCGAATTCGATGTTGGTCAGAACTATCCCCTGATCATCACCGAAGGCACGATGTACTTCTACTTGAATGACGGAATACTTGACATTCCGACCGTCACGGCGACAATTCCGAACGGAACCTTCACGGGAGCCAGCTTTGCAAGCTGGACGGACGCCTCGGACTCTGGCGCTTCGGCCAATGCGACCAGCAGCCTGCTGACGTTGCTCTCCAACGGGATCGCCATTGCCAGGGCGCGCACCACCTTCACCGTCAACGAGGCCAATGTCGAACACATCCTGATTTTTGACGTGCCGCATGGTTCGGTGAACATCAAGATCGGCACCTCGGCAGGCGATGATAGTCTGCTCTCCTATAAGGAATTACGGCGCGGCCATCATCGCCTGGGCTTTACGCCCACGGCGACCGGCACCCATCATCTGGAATTTTCGTTCAGCGATAATGATGGTTTCAGATATGTCGATAGCATTTCCTTCCTGACCGGAAGTGTATTCACTCTGCCGACCCCTTGGCTGGAGGAAGATCTGCGCGGCGTGCAGACCTCTCAGGATGGCGATCGCCTCTACATGTTCCATCGCGACTATGCTTCTCTTGTGCTGGAGCGTCGCGGACACCGATCCTGGTCACTGATTTATTTCGAGCCCAATGACGGGCCATTTGAGCCGGGTGATCCAAGCATTTCGATGTCTTGTAATTCCCGAAGTGGCAGCTTCGTCACCATTACGGCAGATGCCAATTATTTTAAGCCGACCGATCAAAGGCGGCTGCTGCGCATGACCCAGCCTGGGCAATATGTGAAGCAATCCTTCAATACCGCCGGGTTGATCTCCAAGTCCATCAAGGTGTCAGGCATCGGTGCCGACCGGGCTTTTGGCATCACAATCACTGGCACTTTCACCGGAACGCTCACCCTGGAGCGGTCGGTCGGTAATGAGAATGCGTTTTCTAAGGTTATCACCTTTACCGGCACGTCCAGCTCGCTCTATAATGACAGCTATGTGGTCGCCGATGGTGCGCCAGCGGGTGGCTCCGGCAGTGACGCTGTTTACAGCGCCACCAACACCGGCAGCGCCAAGGGCCGGATGGACAATCAGACCACTTTCTACCGGGTTGCCGTCTATGCTGGCGCCTGGACATCCGGTACTGCCGCCGTTGAGCTGAGTGTCAATTCCGGCTCACAGACCGGAATCATTCGCTTGACGGAATATCTCAGCGCTACGCAGGCTGGCGGTGAGGTGTTGCAACAATTCTCCCGCATTGGCGCTTCGGATATCTGGGATATCAGCTCCTGGAATGATGTCGATGAGTGGCCCAATGTGACGGCCTTCGCGCATGGGCGGCTGTGGGCCTTCCGGCGCCGGCAGATCTGGTCCTCCAACTCAGACGATTATTTCTCCTTCGCCGATGGGGTCAATGCTGACCAGTCGGTGCAGCTCACGCTGCGCTCGCGCTCGGCTGAAGGCGTGCGCTGGGCCAGAGAGCTTGACTTCCTCTGCATCGGCACCCGCAACGAGGAGTACGTGATTCGTTCTACCTCCGCGGCAGAGCCGGTCGGGCCGACCACGGCCGAGCCGACGCTGCAAGGCGAAGAGGGCGGCTCGCTGATCGAGGCCGCAGTTGGCGGCGATTCTATCGTCTATGTTCACCGCAACGGCCACCGGCTGATGCAGTTCACCCATAACCCCCGCGCGCTCAGCGAGAGCAGCTTCCTCTCCGTCGATCTGACCCGCCTCAACCCCGAGAGCTGCGAGGACGGTATCGTCAACACCGTCATTCAGCAGGAGCCCGAGCGGCGCATTTACACCGTGCTCACCAATGGCACGGTCAAGCCCGCGCTGTTCCGCCGCGAAGAGGAGATCATGGGCTGGTCCACCATGACCACCCAGGGCATCATTGAAGACGCCATGGTGCTGCGCGAGGGCAATGAGGATGCCGTCTATTTCATCGTGCGGCGGCTGATCGGTACCACCTGGACCCGGATGCTGGAGCGGATGCGCTCCGAGGTGGTGCTGAACGATGAGGATCTGGTGCATCTGGACGCCATGCTGGAGACCCCGATCGACCGGCCCAATATCGGCATGACGCCATCCTCCATCGAGATGGGTGCCGTCACGGTCGAGGTCACGGACGATGCGTTTCTGGTTGGTGATGTGGGCCGCGTCATTTGGGTCGGCGGCGGGCGCATTCTGATCAACAGCTACGTCAACACCAAAAAAGTCACCGGCAACGTCATCTACCCCTTGCGCGGCAAGCTCAATTTCGTCAAGAGCCAAATTAATGGGCTGCCGGTTTATGAGCCGACCTATGTGCCGCCCGGCCGCTGGGGCATTGCCACGCTGACATCGAGCGTGAATGGCCTGGGCCATCTGGAGGGCATGACGGTCGATGTGTGGGCGGATATGGCCTACAGAGGCTCTGCCGTGGTCACAGGCGGCTCCGTGAGCCTCACCAGCCCCGCCAGCCGCATCTTTGTGGGTCTGGGCTATACCTCGATCTGGAAGTCCCTCAAGATCGCCTACGGGGCCACCAAGGGCACCGCGATCAACGCGCCCAAGAAAGTGACGCATATGGGGTTGCTGCTCGACCGGGCGTCGGACACGCTGCTGCTCGGCGACACGCCCGGCAAGCTGAAGAAGCTGGTGAAGCTGTCGCAGCCCGCCGCGCTCGGGGGTGCCGCGCGCTTTTTCAGTGGTGAAGCCCATGAGACGTTCGACGGCACGTACGACATCGACTCCCGCATTATCATCGCCACGCAGAACCCAGGCCCAGCCACCATCCACGCCATCATCCCCAACGTCCAGCTCAACGAACGCGCCTAGCCGGCTGGTGGAGCTGGAGCCTTGGCATCTGGACTATTTCATGCCCGATGAGGCGGCCGATATCTCCTTCCGCGCCATGGGGCGCACGCTGATCGCCAGCGACGGCACGCCGCTCGGTTTCAGTGCGGTGTATTTCAAGGAAAACGGCAAGGGCGAAGCGGTGGCCATCGTGGTGTTTTACGGCGGCCCCAACCAATATTTTATGCGGAAATACCTGCCAATGATTTTGCGCGGCATGACCGAATGCGTCCACATCCTCAAGCGCATTGGCGTCACCCATGTCTATGCGGTGTGCGACAGGCGGGTGCCGGATGCTGAGAAATTCGTGCGCTGGATGGGCGGCGAAATATTGCCGGACGCCGAAGATCCAAACGGGCCGGTTGCAATACTGCATCTCGATAAATATCGCCTGATTGGAAAGGAAATTCCATGTCCCTCGGAACAGTCCTGATTATCGTCCTGCTTTTCCTCCTGCTCGGCGGCGGTTTCACCACCGTCAATGGCGGCCCCTGGTTTGGCACCGGCCCCTATGGCGGTAGCGCGCTCGGCATCATCTTCCTGGTGGTGCTGATCCTGCTGCTGACAGGCCACCTCTCATGAGCGGCAATGACGGGACGCAGCCGCAGGGTACGCCTCCCGTCGATCCGACCAAAAACGTCCTCGATCTGGTTGCGGCCGAGGCGCATTATCGCGATGAGCTGCGCAAGTCGGATGAAAGATATTTCAATGCCATGCGCGAGGCGGAAACGCGGCGGCTGAACGATCTCAATTCGCAGAAGGCCGAGTTTGACCGCTCTCAGGCCGACCTTCTGCGCCTACAGGTTTCCAGCAATGCCAAGCTGGTATCGGACCAGCTCGACCGCATGACGACCGTCCTATCCGACCGCATCTCCAAGCTGGAGCAGTTCCGCTACGAGAGCAGCGGCAAGGGCACCGGCGTCACCACGGTTATCGGCTATGTGCTCGCCTTCGTCACCATTGCGATCACGGTGGCCTTCGGGCTGATCAAGGTGACGGCGCATTGAGGGGATGGGTGGAGCCGCCTTGCTGCGGCTCCTGGGGAGCTTTTTAACTGCTACGGACCTGTATCCCTACGCGCGCCCGGTAGCCTCGGCAGTCTCAAGGGCTAGGGTAAGGTGGTTCCCCTTCGCATTTCCCACAACGAGACATGTCCGAAGACATGTCATGGCTGGCCACCCGAAACAACATTTTCTCAGTATCACAGGATTTCCCCCATGGCAATGGCGGCAATGCTGATCTCGACCGTTGTTGGTCTGGTCGGCTCGATGGCGCAGGCTTCGGCTTTGAACGCTCAGGCGAAAGCCCAGGAGCAGATCGCCGAATTTAACGCCAAGCAGAAAGAGATCGAAGCCTCCAGGCGTCAGGCCGAAGGCGTGTTGCGGGGCGAGCTGGAGAAGAAGGACGCCCAGAATCTGGCCGGACGGGCTCGCGCATCGTTTGCTCAGATGGGCGTCGATACCTCCACCGGCTCGCCGCTGCTCTTGGAGCAGGATCTGATTTCGGAAGGCTCCTTCCGGCAGAACCTGGAGATCGCCTCGGCGCAGAACGAGCAGCGCTCGCTGCAAGAAAACGCCAAGGCCGATCGGTTCCAGGGGCAGATCGCGGCTATGTCCTCACGCGCTCAGGCGCGAGCGTCACTGCTCGGCGGTATCGGGTCCGCCTTTGGTGGCCTCGCCAAAATGTCATTCGGGTAATCCAAGCACATGCCTCAAGTCCCCACCCGGCGCGATCTCGGCCAGCTCCGCATCAATGGCCGCGCCAATCCGGCTGACATCAATCCCAATGTCGCGCTCGATATCGGCCGCGCCGGTGCCGCCTATAAGCACGCCTTCGACCAGATCGGCGCAGCGTTCGCGGGTCTGGGCGAAAAGCAGCAGGCGATGGAGGATGCCAATTGGCTCGCCGACGCCAAGATCCAGTCGCTGACCGCCGATGATCAGATCCGGCGCGACACCGAGCTGAATGCGGGCGAGGACGGCACCGGCTTTGAGCAGGCGCCTCTGCGTCTCGATCAGGCGACCAAGGAGATCGAGGCCAAACCCGGCGGCTCGGGCGAAGCGCGGGCGAAGTTCAAGCTGTGGTCGGCCGAGCGGCATTTCGAGACCGGGCGCTGGGCGGCGAACACGGCGCAGAAGCGGCTGCAAGATTCAACCGGCAGCGCGCTGGACAAGCGGCTGGACGAAATGACCAATCTGTCGTCCGCCAACCCCGATCAGGCCAACGACTATTTCAAAGCCTATGAGGATGAGGTCAATTCCCGCGTCGGCTCAGCCATCACGGCGCAGGACGGCGCCCAGCGTATCGAACAGGCGCGCACCAACATCCTGAAGTCGGCAACCATTTCCAAGGCCATCAAGAACCCGGCCGATTTCGGCAAGGCGGTGCAGGCCATCGAGAGCGGGCGGTCGGCAATGCAGGAGGCCGAGCCACCATCTGGCGGAAACAGCAGTCTGGTTGATGCGGTTATTCAGGCCGAGAGCAGTGGGCGTGCCGGGATTGTGTCTCCAAAGGGTGCGGTCGGACTGATGCAGGTCATGCCGGATACGGCGCGTGAGCTTGCCCCAAAAGTCGATCCCGATGCTGTTGGGCTGAATGACAATGAGCTGAAAGCCTACCTGAAAAATCCAGATGTCAATCGAAAATTCGGCGAAGCCTATTTGAACCAGATGCTGGAGCGCTATAGGGGCGATAAGGAAGCGGCGCTGATTGCCTATAATGGCGGACCCTCTCGCGCTGATGCATGGCTGAAAGCCGGTCGCGACGACAAGGCTATTCCACAGGAAACTGCCAATTATTACAAAAATGTGCTGGGCCAGATGGGTGGCGAAAGCGGCGTAGGGCCGCAAGCGCAGACAAAGAGCTTCACCGGCGCCCCTACCGGCGCCTCCGAAGCGGCGCGAGCCGGCATCACGCCGCGCTATAATCAGGCGAGCCGTCTTGGTCTCTCCTCAGAAGATCTCACCACTGTCCAGACCAGCTCTGGAGCGAAGTTCACCGTCGCTTCGCCCGCGGCCAAGCAGTATCAGGGGTTCCTCAATGAGTTGGAGGGCATGGGCTACCACATTGACGCAAAGCAATCGGGTGGCTTTGCCGATCGCAATATCGCCGGCACCAACCGGCCTTCACAGCACGCGAGCGGCGCCGCGATAGACATCAACTGGAATCGCAACAAGAACGACCAGAAGGGCACCAACGACCTTCCGCCCAATATCGGCGAGATCGCCAATCGCTGGGGCTTATCCTGGGGCGGTTATTTTTCCGGCAGAAATAAAGATACAATGCACTTCGAGGTGGCCCGAGTGCTCTCCGGCAACGAGGTCAGCTCCGTTCAGCCCTCGCGCGCCCCGGTTGCGTCTGCCCCGCAGCAGCAGGGGCGCACCGAAGCTGAACGCTCGCGCTTTGATATCTCCAAGATCCCCGCCATCGAGGGCAGCTCCATCCAGCCGCAGGAGCTGCTGTCCCTCTCCCCCAAAGACTATCACGCCGTTGTTTCCGAAATGCGCCCCTATCTGATTGCGGATACCACCTCCCGCATGGAGAAGGCGCTGTCCTCGCTGTCCGCCAAGGGCACGCAATCGATCATCAAGCCGGAAGAGATCGACAATATGACGCCGTTCGTCGGCGCCAAGACAGCTCAAGCCTGGAAAGACCAGCTCAGCGAGGGCGCTCAGACCTATTCGGCCGCCCAGGAAGTCAAGGCCATGACGCCCGAGCAGCGCTATCAGCGGCTGACCGAGCTGGTGCCGACCGGCCGCGTCGAGGATCTGTCCGAGCAGGAAGCCAAGCGCTTTGAAATCTATTCCAAGGCGGTACAGGGCGTCAATTCGGCCATCAAAAAAGACCCCTACGGCTATTTCACCATCGAGAATGAGAGCGGCCGACAGGCGGCCAAGCTGCTGGCGGGCGCCCAACAAGGTCCCGAGGGTACGCCAGCGCGCGAACAGGCGTTCGACACGCTGATCCGGCTGCAAAAGCAGGAAGGCATCGCCCCCAGCGACATCAAGATTCTCTCGCCGACCCAGGCGCAGGGCATCACCACCATGCTGAAAGACGCCAAGACCGGCCCGGCCGCCATGGTGATCATCAACGGACTGCGGCAGACCTACGGCAAGCACTTCAACCAGCTCTGGGGCGAGATGGTCGATAATGGGGCGCCGCAGAGCTACCTCGCGTTGAAGACCGCCACGCGCGCCGGCCAGGATGCGCTGGTGGAGAGCTACGCCCTGGAAAAGGCCATGGACGAAGGCGGTGCCAAGGGCGGACGTAAGGGGCTGCTGCTGGAGCGCGCCGGCATCAAGCCGACCGAACTGAGCGCCGCGGTCTCCAACGAGATCAGCGACTTCACCCAGGCGATCCAGCACAAATCGGGCTCGGCGCGGGCGATCGAGAGCTATCGCTCGGCGACCGAGCGGGTGGCCGCCTATTACGTCATTTCGCAGGGCAAGTCGGTCAGCGATGCCGCCAGCCAAGCCGCCAAAGAGCTGTTCGGCAACAATCTGAAAGTCGTGCAGGGCGCACTGGTGCCGACCGAGGTCTATGACCGCATGGGCGGCGAGATCAACCGCACTCTGGCCAATGATATCCCCAAGCTTCTGGAAAACAAAGAAGAGATGATCGTGGCTCCTGTCAGATCAGGCAGTGGTATTTACACGCCAGATCATGAGCGACAGAGATATATTGACAGTATCAGGACAAATCCAAAGTTTGTCACCAATGAGGATGCGAGCGGCGTTTACTTGCTCGACAAGAACGGTGACTATGTTCTGGAAGATACCGCTAATGGTCCGGCACCGATAAGCTGGACCTGGGAAGAACTCGCCAAGGCGCCGCGTCCAGCCGGCTACAGCCAATCATTGATGTTCCGCTAATGCTCGAACTCCTCGGCTCCCCCACCATCAATCGCGAGGACTACAACCTCCGCGATCTGAGTGAATATGACCCCTCGATGCGGGAAAGCGCGCGGGCGTCCGCAGGCTCGAACTATGCCCTTAATGCAATGCTGGGCTTGGGTCTTGACCGGGCCAAACTCGCCGAGTTGGGCTCGACCGAGGACATCTATCAGACCAATGCGATGGGGCAGCAGGAACTGGTCAGCAAGGGGCTCGACCCGCAAGATCCGCGCGCCCGCCGTTTGCAGCTCGATGAGGCCAACCAGCAGGGCGAGTCGCTGGGCCTTCGCTTTTCCGAGCCGCCAACCCAAGCGCAATTCGATTATTTGAAAGAGCAGAAGCAGGCCGAGAACAGCCGCGATGAAACGCTGTCGCGGGTGCCGACGCTCAGCCTGCGCGGCGGTATGGACTTCATTGCCGGTTTCGCCGCCTCTGCCATCGATCCCGTCAACATTGCCACCGCCTTCATTCCGGTGATCGGCGAGGCGCGCTATGGCCGTATGGTGACGCGGCTGGGCACCGGCGGCGCACGCCTCGCCAAGGGTGCGGCCGAAGGCGGCGTCGGCACCGCATTAACGGTTCCGTTCGTCTACGCCCAGGCTCAGACGCTGCAACGAAATTATGACATAAGCAGCGCCTTTCAGGATGTGGTGTTCGGCGCCACGCTGGGCGCCGGGCTGCACTGGGGCGGCGGGGCGATCGGTGATGCCATCCGCTGGCGGGCGCAGTCCAACATGGACCGACTGGTCCGCGACATCACGCGCGATGCTGAAAAGCGTTTTACTGGTGAAGTCCTCGACCGCCGCAAGGTGCGCGTCCAGGAGGGCGAGAATTCCTCAATTGTTGAGTCCATGGACCGCAACACGCGGGCCGAGACCATGCGCGCCGCGGTCAGGGCGGTTGAGACCGATCAGGTCCCCAAGATCGACACGCTGCTCAAGACCTCGCCGGAGCTGGGCGAGCTGGCGGTGCCGGACAAGCGCTTCCCCGCCACCATGCGGCTGCGCAATGATGTGACGGCCTCAGATTTCGCCACCGGCACCCGCGGAGCCGAAGTGCTGAACCATGTCGCTGAGCGCATCGCCAAGACGCCGCAGGGGCTCTATGACACCTTCGCCGCGCGGTATAAGAAGCTCCAGGACTTCAGCTTCAAGCACATGCCGCGCGAGCAGTTCGAAGCCGAAGCGCGCGGGCTGGTTGAGCATCCTGACCAGATGGCGGCGGTCGATACCGGCTCCAAGACCATCCTGGTGGCTGAGGGCGCGCCGCTCGGCGCCGTGCGCCATGAGATCGAGCGCGCTGTCGATACGGCGTATGGTGAGACCGGCGACAAGGCCGGCGGCTACCGCTACCGCGCCAAGGATGCCGATGGGCAGGTCGGACACCGCGCCGCGCTGAAGCAGCATTACGAGGAGTTTCCAGACCGCGCCCCGCGCACCATGCAGCCCAAGGAGGCTGTGGACCTATTCTCCAGGCGCGATGAGCCGATCCTGGGCCATCAGGGGCCAGCCGATGCCGACCGGGCCTGGGATGTGGTCCAGGACGGCAAGGACAAGGATCTGGAGCGCATGATTGCCGATGAGGAGATCGGCGTCATTGAGGACATCGCCAACAACATCACCGGCGCGGCGCGCGACCTCGGCATCATGGACAAGGTGATCCCGATGGAGGAGCGCCAGATCCTCCTCCAGGCCGCTGCCAACCAGGGCAAGCAGGCCGCGGTCAAGGACCTGTTCTCCGCCGTTGACGCCGCGGTCGAGCGCAAGGTAAAGACCGAAGCGCTCGAAGACGCTGAGATCCTGATGCGCGGCGGTGCCGACGCTCTGAAGCGGGTGATCATCGAGGGTGAGTCCGTCGATAAGGTGATCGCCGATGTTCGTACCGAAAAGCCGGAGCTTGTCACGCGCGCCCAAGCGCTTCGCTCGATTAACCTATTCCAGAAATCTTCGGATGCGCCACTTACAGGCGCTGCCCTGGATCGGGCGGTGGCTCGTATCCAATCGGGTGAAGACATTGACGTGGCGGTCCAGGGAGCTGGGCTTCTTGCGCGAGCTGACGAAGCAGCTCAAACCGCGACCGGGCCGGCGGCTGAGCTTAAAGCTCCCGGCGAAGACAAAGCCGACCAGAGCATCGAGGATATGTTCGGCGACCTGGGCGATGAGGCGGCGGAGCTATTAAAGGGCATCATCGCCAAGCGCGAGCTGGCGGAAGCCGAGGCGCGTCTGGTGACAGAGGAGCACGACCTCCTCGCCGCCAACCCCAAGACGGCCGATCTGTCGTCCAGCATGGAGAGGACCGAATTCGATGAGGCGCAGCGCGACCGAGCATTTCGAGAGGGCTCAGGAACTCTTGTCAGCAGCGAAAGAGGAGGAGCGGGGGGCGGACGCCCAGGGGACACTATTGAGGACGGGCTATTTGCGACTCGCACTCGCCGAGATGGCGAGGCAGTTGGAGGACAAAGCCCTGCCATCGAGCGCGAAGCTCGCACAGCAGGAGGTGAGCGATCAGCTCCAGAAACGGCTATCTCCTACGGAGCCGGGAGCGTTCCCAGACGGATCATCACCCCCGACAGCTCTATCGAAGTTTCCGTTGAACCGAAATTCGTTGAACTCGAAGATCTCATCCACGCCACAGGCGACCTCCAAGTAAGGGATCGCAGCCGGGCCGAATCACAGATCGAGGCGTTTGAACGGGCAATTAAGCTCGACCCAGAGCAATTGATGCCGAACCGCGTTGCCGATGCTGGCGCGCCAATCGTCATTGCCAATCCGGCTGGCGGCTACACTATTGTCTCTGGCAATGGGCGCGTGCTCTCCCTCCGACAGGTCTATGGCGACGAGACCCTGACCTGGAAAGCGAACCAATATCGTGATCGTCTTGGCCCGGCGGCTGACGGCTACCGGCGGCCCGTACTGGTAAGCGTCATCACCGATAATCTCAGCGAAGCGGAACTGGTCAAGTTCGCCGAGCGGGCCAATCGCAGCCGTACAGCCCACATGTCCGTCACTGAGAAAGCTCAGCGTGACGCACAGGCGGCCGGCATCGATCTTATGATGCTGTATCAGGGCGGCGACTTCATGAACAAGGAGAACCAGCCGTTCTTCCGGGCTTTCATGCGAAAGGTCGCGACCCCGCAGGAAATGGGCGAGATGAGCAAAAATGGCGTCCTGACCAAAACCGGTCTCGATCGCCTCAATGCCGCCGTCCTCGATTCGGCTTATGACGATACCGGCGTGCTCTCCCTCATGCTGGAATCGACGGATAACAACATAAAATCCATTTCCAGTGCTTATCGAGACGCTGCTCCCGTCTTCATGAAGCTCCGAGCGGAAATCGCAAATGGCTTGGTGCGGGAGGAGATGGATATCACCCCGTTTATGATGGAGGCCGCTCGCTTCGTAAATGACGCGCGAGACCGCGGAATCAAGATATCCAACGCTCTCGCTCAGGTCGATGCCTTCAACCCTATGGACCCCGTTGTCGATCGGCTCATTCGTCAATTTTATAATCCTGAGCTGACGCGCGCCAATTCGGCCTTGCGCATTTCCGAAAACCTACGACTTTATGCTGAAGCCGCCCGCGAGAAGAAGCTGGGCGGTTTTTTTGAGGACAATACCACGCCGCTCGATGTCATGTCAGCGGCAGAAAGGCAGCTCGCCCGTGGCGCAGATGAAACCCTCCTCGCCGCTGATGAAGCGAACGCTGGCCCGAGCCCTGATGGCACAGGGCGAGAAGTACCGCAACCAGCACCTCCAGAATCTAGGCAAGTCGCTGGACTCAGAGGCCAAGATGCAAGCCAGGCAGAGGCAGCTCGACCGGCTGCTGAAGCAGTCACAGGGCTAGATCGTCAAATTCATGACGCCTATGGATCGTTGGCTAAAATGCCCAGCGATTGGGTCAGCCTAACAGAACTGCGCAAAAAACTCGGCGGCTCCAGGGCTGAGCAGGACGCTGCCTTGAAGCGCATGTTCTTGGAAAGAGCGATCAATCTATCGACAGATGATGACAGCGGATCGCTAACCAAAGCGGACAGGGCTGCTTCCTTGCGTATCGGGATGTCCGATATGCACTTGGTCAGCATCCAGTCTCTCGCCCAGCCGGCTCCGGCTGCGCCCAGGGCGGCAGCTTCTGGACTGCGCTCACTCTCCGAAGCCGATCTGCGCGCCAAACTCGACGCGATGAAGGTGCCGGAAATTCGGGCGCTGCTGAAAGCTGAAGGCATCGAGGCGAAGGGCCGCTCGAAAGAGCAGATCATCAATGCAGCGGTCGAGGCCGTAAAGAAGCCGGCGAAAGCTGCCGTCACGCCTGCGGCAGAGCCAGCCCGCAAGCCTGTCGAGCCCGGCCAGAACAAAGAATATCGCGATCTGCTCACGTTCAACGCCTGGGAGAACGTGATCAATGACAAGGACGGGCTTTTCCGCCTCATCCGAGAAGATGGCGAATCGGTCTTGAAACGCCTTCCTGATGGCCGCGACCGTGTGATCGTTGAGCGGCTGATCAAGAAATCTCATGAGACTGAGGCGCTTGTCCGCGATCACAAGTTCGACGACGCCAACGAGATGCTGAGCGATATGCTCGATGACGCCGAGCGGCTGACTGATAAGGCCACGGTGATCCGACAGTGGGTGCGCGCCGCAGCGCGCGAGCGCAATATCACCAAGATCGGCGATGAGCCAGCAGCGAGCGGAGCGCAACGGCAAGAGCTAGCCGTATCGCCACATCGTGAGGCTTTTTACGATTACCTGGAGAGCAAAGAGCCGGTTAAGAGCGCGGCGAACATCTCCAAACGGATGGGCATCAGTCAGGAGGCCGCCTACACACTGCTCGATGAGGCGGTGGAGCGCGGTTGGCTGAAGATCAACGCCGTGGACCTCTACATCCGGGTGCCGGAGAGGGATCGTCCGCCACGGCCGGGACCGCTGGATGAGGTTCCAAGTGCCATGGGTGATGTGATTGACTGGCGTAAGAATGACAACGCTATCAGAGCTGCACTTGTATCCTGGGACAAAAGTCCGGTTGCAAAAGACTTAGTTTCTAAACTCGCAGATCTTGAGCAGCGTCTATCAGATATTGAGGGGGACATTTCTGATTTAGAAGGATCTGAAGAATTTGTAAATAGAAGAAAAATTCAGATACTCCAGCGTGAACATTCTGATATCGAGGACCAACACAGAAATATAGATAAACAATACGAAGCCGAAAAGCTAAAATTTATGAGCGATCTTGGCTTCAGTAATCCTAGTCATGCCGATGCGCCCAAGGGCTGGGACGTTGTTGAGCCAGAAATAACCAAGATGGAGCGCGACCTCCAGGCTACCCTCGCCATCACGCGCGCCGTCAGCAATGCGCTGCACCGGGTGCCGGACGTGATCAAGTTCGAAATCATGGACCGGCTCCAAATGGGCAGCAGTGGCGAGGCGGCTGGCGTTTATCTGTCCAACCAGCACCTGATCGCGCTCGCCCGCAATATGCGCCGCGATACGGTTGAAACCGTCAATCACGAAATCTTCCACGCTCTGCGCAATCTCAAGCTGTTCACCGATTACGAGTGGACCATCATCAAAAATACCTATGAGGCAGCGAACGGTATTGAGCCTGCACGCCAGTCCCTTTATCGCGCCTATTGGGAAGAGGCAACTCGGCAGCGCAATCTTGATCCAGAAAGCCTGAAGATGAAGCTTCTGATCGATGACAAGCTGGCCGAGGAGTGGGCGGCGACCGATTTCGGCGAGTGGTCGAAGAAGCGCTCAGCCGAGCGCGAGACCGCCATCGGGCGGCTCTGGGGCCGGGCGAAGGACTTCATGCAGGATCTGACGCGCTCCTTCGACAATTTTGCCTCGCGCTCGATGGGGATGCCTGAGCGGATCTCGGCTCAGGACATCTTCCGCTCCATCGAGGACGGCACCGTCGCCAGCCGCTGGCAGGAGTGGGGCATGAACCGCGGCGATGCCACCAACCCGATGAGCGTCAAGTCGATGGCGATCGATGACCACACCAAGATGCTCAACGATGCCATGCGCGCTATTGCTCAGGATGAACACAGCAAGCTCGGTCGGCTTCAGGAGGAGGTGCTAAAGAACCTCGCTCCCTGTGCGGCCTACAACCTCTGACATAATTTTTGCCTCGGTGTTGTAGGCTTCCCTCTCATATGGATTTTCCCAATATCCATAGCGGAAATGGAACCATATGTATTTGATCGTAAACAGAAATGCCCCATCACGCGCGATCTGTGTGATGTGGGCAGCCTCATGGACGATCAGCCCGTAATCGCCAATCGCTTCTTCCAGAATATAGATGCTGCACCAGGGCATGGTGATGGCCATGGCGTCCTGACGGATCAGCAGCCAACGCCAAAAGCCTCGGGCAACAACTATTCTGGCTCCCTCGATCATCCCCAATTCATAGCAGACATCGCATGGCAAGATCACCGAAATCTGCGCAATATTGGCGCTGCATGGCCGGCGTGCGCAAGATCGCGGGCGAGAATCTGTCCGACAGCGAATTGGAGGAGATGGCCAATAAGCTGATGAAGCGGGCGCGCTCGATCCGCGCTGAGCGCTATGGCATGTCGGCCGATCAGGCCGTAGACGCAGCGATCAAAGCCATGAGCGAGGAGGCGGTCACCCAAGGGCAGTTGCGCACCCGCGGCGTCTACCTCAACAACCAAGCCTTCGTCCGCGAGCTGGGCAAGATCCAGACCGCCTGGGGCGACAATCCGCGCGATGGGCTGGTGGCCAACTATGTCGGCTCTAACATCCTGCGCCAGGGCGCCCAGCGCTCCATCCATGCCGATCAGCGCGGCCTTGCCGATAAGTGGGTGAACGGCTTTGCCTCCGACATGGAGCGCACCGGCAAGATGGATATGTGGGCCAAGGGCGACCTCGATGAGGATGTCTACAAGGCTCTGGGCGAGGAGTACAAGGACAACCCGAACTACACCGGCATCGATCGCGATGCGCGCGACCTGTCGGCCATCATCTTCAAATATCAGGAGCTGTTCCGGGTGTCGGCGAACAATGCCGGCGCGATGATCGGCAAGCTGGCCGACTATATCACCCACCAGTCGCACGATCAGTTCAAGGTGCGCACGGCGAGCGGCGTCATCGAGGGCACCCGCGGCAAGATCCGCGAGGCGCTGCGCTACAACGAGGATCTGAACTTCAAAGCATGGCGCGATTTCGTCATGCCCAAGCTCGACGGCGAGCGCACCTTCATGGGTCTGGAAGACCCCGATAAGTGGCTGCGCCATGTCTGGCAGTCGATTGCATCCGGCGAACATCTGAACGGCGCCAGCTCCAATAGCGGCTTCATTGCGCAGTCCTCGATGGCCGGCAAGATGTCCGAGCCGAGGCTCCTGCACTTCAAGGACGCCCAGGCGCGCTATGATTATGACAGCAAGTTCGGCCGCGGCGGCTCGCTGGTCGAGCGCGTCATCCTCCAGCTCAATCAGGGCGCCCACAATGTCGCGCTGATGACGCGCATGGGGCCGAACCCAGAGCAAACGCACAACCGTCTCAAGACCGCCGCCCGGCTGCTGACCGAGCAGAGCGTGTCGGCCCGGCTCGCCTCGAAGTGGAGTACGGACGAGCGCTATATCGATGCGATGTGGCGGCAGGTCACGGGCGAAGCCAACACACCCGGCACCGATCCGTTCTCGACCGCCCTGCGCACGGTGCGCTCCATCCAGGTGCTATCCAAGCTCGGGGGTGCCGTCATCTCCTCGATCTCAGACACCGCGGTTGCAGCGTCCGAGCTGAACTATCAGGGCTTCTCGCCGCTCGAAGCCTGGGGCGCCCAGCTCGATGGGGTGCTTCAGGGCTATGGTAAGCGCGGCCAGCAGCACGCCGAGCGCTTGCGGATGGCCTCCGAGCTGGGTGTCGCCGTCGATTACCTCCGGGCCTCCACATGGTCGCGCTTCTCCGCCGATGACGGAATGCCCGGCTGGCAGGCCAAGATGCAGCATTTGTTCTACAAGATCAACGGCTTGCAGTGGTGGACCGACACGCTGCGCATGGCCAACGCCCAGGCCATGTCGCACCGCATCGCGCTGAACGCCGATCGAACGCTGGTGGAGCTGGATAGCGGCCTCCAGCGCATGTTCAAGCTGTTCGACATCCGCTCCGATGAGTGGGAGCTGATGCGCGGCCGGGCGGTGGATGTGAGCGAGGGCAAGGAGTTCTTCTCGCCCAACGGAGCCTCTCGCATTACCGATGTGGAGATTGCCCACCTGCTCCAGAAGGAGAACACCCGCCCCACGCAGCGCCGGGTGGCCGAGCGCCGCAATGAGATCGAGACCAAGTTCCGCAGCTTCTTCGCCGCCCGCGCCGATTACGCCGTGATCGTGCCAGGGCCGAGAACGTCCGGCATCATGTCCGGCGACACCGCAGGCGCGCGGCCGGGCTCGATCACCTCGGAGCTGTTCCGCTCGGTGTTCCAGTTCAAGGGCTTCCCGATGGCGATTGTCGAGAAGGTCTTCGGCCGGGAGTTCTTCGGCTATGGCGAGAGCGGCAAATATGGCGATGCGACCGGCAAGGGCATGTCCAAGCTCGCTGGCTTCATGGTCTATTCCACCCTGCTCGGGGCAACCGCGCTCTATCTGAAAGCCTATCTGGGCGGCCGGCGTCTGGATGTCCCGCAGACGCCCAAGGACGCCGCCTCGCTGTTCCTGGCGTCCTTCGTCCAAGGCGGCGGCGCCGGGCTCTATGGCGACTTCCTCTTCGGGCAGGCGCGCGACCGCTACGGTCACTCCGCTCTCGAAGCCCTCGCCGGGCCGACAGTCGGGCTTGCCGCCGACGCCTATAGCGGTCTGCGCAGCGCCGAAGCCTCGCCGTTCGATGCGATGTGGGGCAAGGCCAAGCAGGGCGACAAGAACGCCGGGGCTGCCTTCTTCGCTGTGAAGAACAACTTGCCGTTTATCAATCTGTTCTACACAAGAATGGCGCTGGACTACCTGTTCCTGTACAGAATTCAGGAATATATGTCACCCGGATCGCTGGCGCGCACCGAGAAGAATTACAAAGAAAATCTGCATCAGACCTTCAAACTGCCGCCAAAGAGCAATTACAGAATTGAAGAACGCTCAGCCGAAGACATTGGCAAGCTTCTAAATCCCTTGTGATCCCATGACAATAGCTGCTCTTGGCGTAACCGCTGTCTATTACGGGCTGGGGAGTGCCGGCCCATTTCCGCTCGCCGATGATGACAGCAATCCGATCCTGTTCGCCAACGACTCAGAGATCGTTGTCAAGGTGTTCTCAGATCCGGCGGGCGAGTACACCGCCGGCACGCTGCTGGTCCTCAACGTCGATTACACCATCACCGGCGCGGGCTCGCCGACGCCCGGCGCCATCCTGCTCACCGCGCCGCTGCCGCTCGCCTATCTGCTGGTCGCGCGCCGCACCACGCCGCCGACGCAGACGCTTGACCTGCTCTACGGTGGCGACCTCAGCCTGGAAGATCTGGAAGCCACACTCGATAAAATCACCCGGCTGATCCAGGAGCAGAAAGAGCAGACCGACCGCTCGCTGATGTTCTCGGCCACCGAAACGACGCTCGACGGTTCGATCTCGCGCATGGTGCCGGCACCTGTTCCCAATACGGGGCTGGTGTGGAACACCAATAATCAGCTCGAAAACCGCGCTCTGTCCGCATTTGGCGGCACTGGACCCGCGGGGCCGAAGGGTCCGGCCGGTAAGACGCCGGGGCCGCAGGGCGATGAGGGCGAGCAAGGTCCCGTTGGTCCGCCCGGCCGGCGCGGCGCTGCTGGCGTCGGCACGCCTGGGGCACGCGGCAAGCAGGGCGTTCCGGGACTGCTTGGGGACGATGGCGACCAGGGCGACCGCGGTCCTCCGGGGCGACGGGGCGGAACGGGCGCCACCGGCAGCGTGGGGCCACGCGGCCAACGTGGCACTCCAGGCGCAGACGGCGACGATGGCGATATCGGCATTCCAGGGCGGCGCGGTCTTGCGGGCGCTTCTGGCAACGCAGGCCCGGCCGGTCCCAAGGGCAAGAGCCTGTTCGGCGCCGAGGGTGAGCAGGGCGACCAGGGTGATGCGGGGCCTCCCGGCAAACGCGGCCCGCAGGGTCTCCAAGGCATTCCAGGCATTACCGGCGCCGCCGGCTCACGCCGCGCCTTTATCATTGAGGGCTCAGACGGCGACGATGGACAGCTCGGGGTGCCGGGCAAGCGTGGCGTAGCGGGGCCGCAAGGTATCCAAGGTCCAGCAGGCGGGCGACGAGCCTTCATCATTGAAGGTTCCGATGGCGACGATGGGCCGATCGGAGTGCGCGGCGCACGCGGGCCGGCTGGTCTCCCCGGCATCCAGGGCCTGTCCGGCCTACGCCGCACCATCATCATCCAGAGTGGCGACGGCGAGGATGGCGATCGCGGGCCGCCGGGTCGCAAGGGCTCCGGGAGCGGTGGTGGCATTGGCGGCTCAACCGGCGCCACTGACAATGCCATCCTGCGGGCTGACGGCACCGGCGGTGCAACGCTACAAAATTCCACCGTCACCATCACCGATGGTGGGCAAATCAATCTTGTCGCCGGAACAACAACGGTCGCACCAGAGCAACACACAGCGGGAACGTTGCTGACCACGCCAGCGGCCGGAGCAGTCGAGTTCGACGGCAAGGCGTTTTACGCCACGGCGGTGGCATCATCTCGGCAGGTGCTCAGTACCGAGCAGCTTGTTGTTGTTCAATCGAATGTCTCTTTGTCCAGTGTAACGACAGCCCAGAATATATTCGGTTCGGCGAACGACGTTCTCTCACTTGCGGGGGCAACGACTTATCAGTTCGAGGCATTGCTATATATCCAAACCGGAACAGTCTCGCACACGACAGCGATAGGTCTTATCGCAGGCTCCGCCTTTACCAGCATAAGATATCTGGCACAGCTGTGGAGTAAAACGTCAGGCACAATAACGACGACTGCTGCGTCAGTGAACGATATTGCGGTTTCGACAGCATCTGTCCTGAATGCAGCTTCGGCGTTAGCCCTTACGGTCATCAGACTTCGCGGCATCATTAGAACGAACGCGGCTTCAACGCTGACGCCACAGATAACGTTCGGCGTTGCCCCCGCGGGCACGAACCTCACCCTTACTGAGTCTTTCTTCAGAATATGGCCGGTCGGCTCCAATACCGTCGCGGCAGTTGGCAATTGGGCATAGGAGGCACCAGATGGCAGACCCAGTAAAGTTCATGAACGAATTTCGCAACGAATGCACCGCCCTTATCGATCAGGTGGCCAAGCTCGAATCCATGTCACGGCGAGCCACCGACATGGGCTGGGGTGCAAGCACCTGGACAGCGGTGCTCACCGCCACTCCCAACGATATCGTCACGACCGAATTCACCGCTGCTATGACCTCGGTCAACAATATCGTCACCGCCTTCATCCCGGCGCGTGCCGTACTCGAACATCTTCGCCAATAAATTATAGGAGACATCAATGGCCGGAACTATCAAGCGTACATTCGGGCCGTTGGCCCTCACCACCACACTGACCACCAACATTTACAATCAGGGCTCGGCGCTGATTTATGACGTGATCAAGCACATTCACATCGCCAACAAGACCGGCGTGGCCGCGACCTTCTCGCTGTGGCTCGGCGCTACCGGCGGCAACGTTGCCGGTACAGAGCTATTCACCGCCGTCTCGATTGCCGCCAACGACTACTTCGATTGGTACGGCAATCTGCGCATGGGCTCGACCGACTTCCTGGTTGGCGGCGCCGGCACGACTACCGCGCTCACTATCTTGGGCGAGGGAGAACAATTCGTCGTTTAATATCAATAGGATAGACAGCCATGACTTTATCAGCACTCGGAGTCGTGGCTGTCTATGCCGGCTCCGGCTCGACCGGGCCATTCCCGCTTACCGACGCCCTCTCCAATCCGATTTTGTTCAATGCCGACAGCGAGATCGTCGTCTCGACCTTTGTCAACCCGGATGACACGCATCCAACCGTCCTGACGATTGCCACCAACTACACGCTGACGGGTGCCGGGTCAGCCACTCCCGGCGCCGTCACGCTGCTCGCCGCGCTCCCCGCCGGCAGCAAGATCATGATCAAGCGGGTGACACCGCCCACCCAGACGCTCGATCTGCTCTACGGCAGCGACCTCAGTCTGGAAAACCTGGAGGCGATCCTCGACAAAATCGTCCGTCTCACCCAGGAGCAGAAGGAGCAGAATGAACGCTCGCTGGTGTTCTCCTCGCTCCAGACCACGCTGGCCGGCTCACAAACGCGCGTGGTGCCGGTGCCGGTCGCGGGTAAGGTGCTCGGCTGGAACGCTACAGCCGACCGGATGGTCAATCTCACCGGCAGCCTGCTCTACAGCGGCTCCGGCGTCCCATCGCCCTCTCTCGGTGTCGATGGCGACTTCTACATCGATACGGCTGCCTCGCGCCTCTATGGCCCCAAAGCGGGCGGTATCTGGGCCGTCTCGATTTCCATCATTGGCCCGCAGGGCATCCAGGGCATCCAGGGCATCCAGGGTGTCGCCGGTCCCACCGGTTCGGGTTCCGGCGATGTGCTTGGCCCGGCGGTGTCAGCGGACGGCGATGTGCCGCTGTGGAACGGCACTAACTCCAAGACGCTGAAAACCGCCGGCTGGGCGCCCGAGCGCGTCGGTGTCATGCGCGCCATCAACACCCAGACCGGCGCCAACTATACCGCGGTGCTGACCGATGCGGGTCAGACCATCGAGATGAATAATGCGGGCGCCAACACCTTCACCATCCCGCTCAATGCGACCGTCGCCTTCGCCATCGGCACCTACATCAATCTGGTGCAGCTAGGTGCCGGCCAGACCACCATCACGCCCACCGGCGGCGTCACGCTGCGCAATCGCAATGGCCTGAAGACGGCCGGGCAATATGCGCTCTGCACCCTGTACAAGCGCGCCACCGATGAATGGGCCGTTGGAGGAGACACAGCGCCATGATCCTTACCGACTTCATTGTCCGGCATTGGGCCGACCTTGCCTTCATCGCCATGCCGTTTGCTCCTGGCTTTCGCAAGAGACAGGGCGGCGGCGCCTCCGGCTCGCCGATCGGCTTGCTGCTCACCCTAACCTATCCATAAGGAAATACGCAGATGGCCGATAATGTCGTTGTAACCGCCGGAGCGGGCACCACAGTTGCTGCTGACGAAGTTGTGGACGGCACCCTTGGCACGGTGAAGGTTCAATTCGTCAAGATCATGGACGGCACGCTCGACGGCACAACCAAGGCCGCCGTTGGCGCAACCGGCCTCGCCGTCAACATGCCCGGCGGCGCGGCGACACCGGCGAAGGCCGAAGACGTGGCCTATGCCGAGAGCGACACCGGTATTGCCAACATGTATGTGCGCCGAGCGGTGCCGGCCACCACTTCGGGATCGGATGGCGACTATGAGATGGCGCAGGGCCACCAGGGCGCTGTCTGGACCATATCGCCTTTCGCCACAGTCTCAAACGACATCACGCGGCCGGCCGACACCACCGGCTACGCCATCAATGACAATTTGTCGGATTCGACCACTTCGCCGACATCGGGTGGCTTTACGCTGACCGGCGTGGTGCGTAAATCCGGCGGCTCCGGCATTATCACCGATATGCTGATAATGTCATCCAATCCGAGCGGTGGCTTGCAGGGCGAAATTTGGCTGTTCGATTCAGCCGTGACCAATATCAACGACAATGCGGCCTTCGCCATCTCTGACGCCGAAATAAAGACTGTGGTCGCAAAAATCCCCTTTGTCACATCGGCCGATGTGAACAATTCTATTGCGCATGTGCAGAATTTGAACATTGGCTTCACCACAGTCGGCAGCGCCAATTTGCGCTATCTCGTTAAGGTGAAAGCCGCCTACACCCCTATCGCATCGGAAGTCATTACGGTTCGCGCTAAGGTTATGGGAGTTGACTAATGAGGGCTCCATTAAGATTGGCAACGGCTTCTCCAAAGCCTAAATCAATAGTCTTCAACGGAATTAATGGATATATAAATTTACCTATTGTAACAAGCGGCGGAAGTACAACAATTTTCACATATTCTATTTGGTTTAAATCTCTTATTGTAATTACAGATTCACTGCAAATGCTACAAGTTATAAACGCTCCAACGAATACTCAGTTTTTGTTCCTTGAAACCACTCTCGCTGGTGACAGATTCGGTGTTGGGCAGGATTTTGGAACTGTGGATTGGCAAGAATTCGTCAGTCCATTGACACCTGATGTATTAAAGGATGTATGGGAACATTGGGTTGTTCAATTCGACAGCACTCAGGGTGTAGCAGATAACAGAATGAAGTTCTATCGCAATGGGGTTTTCCTTGCGGATACTGATGCGACCTCACTTGCTCCAGGACCAAGTGAAGCACACATTTTGTTCCAAAATGGATTTTCACATCAAATAGGCGGATATACTGACACTGGATACTATGGTAAATATAAGGCCGCCTTTATTGAAGTCCTAGATGGTGTATCCGCTGACGCAAATTCATTTGGATTCACATCTGGCGGTGTGTGGATTAGAAAGCCATACACCGGATCTTATGGGAAATACGGATTCAGATTGGACGGGACGCGCGGCTTCTCCGATGCGTCAGGAAATGGCCAGAACTTCACTGGCGTCAACATGAGTGAGAGCGACCTGGATAGCTCTGATCTCCCGCCATATGTGTCGTAGGGGGCACAGCCCGCCTGTCTTGGCGGTGCTATCTTGACCGTCAGCCAAAACAATCAGGGGAACCAAATGGCCATCATCGGCAAGGCCGCGCCGCGCTCCGAGGGGATCATCGAGCGCGTGGCGGAAGTTGTCGGCTGCGAGCCGGCCGTCATCGACGCAATCATCCAGGTCGAGACCAATGCTGACGCCTTCGATCCATCGAGGCGGCTGGTCATCCGGCCGGAATTTCACAAGGTGGCGACCTGCCCCTATCTGGACCCGGACCAGAAGAAGAAGGCCGCCAGCCTCTCGACTCCCAAGCTCGCTTCATACGAGCTGAACCCCGTCCATGCCGGCAGCGTGGCGTGGCAATGGGTCGATAAGATGGCAGCCGAATTCGGCGAGGAAGCAGCCTTTTGGGTTACCTCTTTCGGGTCGCCCCAGATTATGGGCTTCAATTTCCAGCTCTGCAAATATGAGAGCCCGTCAGCCATGGTGCGCGCCTTCGCCGACAGCGAGGACGAACAGCTCCTGGCCATGGGCCGCTTCATTGTGGCAACCGGCTTGAAAGAGGCGTGCCGGATGCGCAAGTGGAAGGTGCTGGCGCGCGGCTACAACGGCGCCAACTACGCCGTGAACGCCTACGACACCAAGCTGGCCTTCGCTTATGAGCACTCCTCGCGCGGCAAGCAGGACGCGATCTTCCACTACCCGGATGATGATGTGCTGGAGTTCGGCGACAAGGGCCAGGAGGTGAAGGATCTGCAAAACCGCCTCTGCACGCTTGGCTTCCACCTCGATGCAGACGGCGACTTCGGCGTCGAGACGCGGGACGCTGTACGCGCGCTGCAATTCCGCCTGGGGTTGCCGGTCGATGGCAAGGTCGGGCCGGACACGCGCAAGCTGATGGCGTCCGCGCCGACCAAGGAGCCCAACGCCAAGCCAGTCGTCGCCATCGTCAAGGACTCAGGCATCGTGCAGTCCGGCATCGGCACTGCCGCGCTCGGTAGTGTTTCGGCGGCAGTCGCGGTCGCCAATGCGGTGGTGACGCCGGTGGCGCAGGCGCCGCTGCCGCTGCCGGGCCTCTCGGACGTGGACGCCCTGGTGAAGTCCTCCGAGAGCGGCGTCAGCGTCATGTCGAAGATCCTCGCCATCGGCGTCGATAAGCTGCTCATCGCCCTTGCCATCGGCGCCATGCTGTTTGGCGGCATCACCATCTACCGGCGCATCCAGGCGCAACGGCTGAGGAAGATCGGATAATGGGCATCATCACTTCGATCCTCGGCTTTCTGCTGGCCAACCCCATGGTGATCCTGGGGTTTCTTGGCGTTTTCGTCTTCAGCTCGATCGGCTCAGACATCAAGGGCTGGTATCGCGAGCGCCAAGTCATCAAGCCCTGGATCGCCGCGGTCAAGGAGCGGGACGCTGCCTCCTCGGTCAAAGAAGCCATCGCCATTCAAGCCATCGAATCACGGGAAAGTTCACTCCATGAAATCTCAGATCTCAGGACGCAGCTCGAAGCCGCGGAGCTGGAGCGCAAAGCCAAAAATACTACTGAGTGCCCTTGGACTGATGATGATATCCGGGTGCTCAACTCTGGGCGTGGAAGGAAAAAAAGCCCCCCCAGCAATTAGCTTTGCCGACTATTGCCCGCCGCCGCAGACCTTCGCCGATCCGCGCACTTTCCGCACTGTGACGAAGGTGAAAAAGGGCGAGACCGCCTTTCAGACGGTCAAGCGCTTCAGGCTGGCCGAAGCCAAGAAGAACGCCGCGGCCCAGCGGCTATACAACGGCATGAGGTCGTGCCGGTCCAAGCGGGTTGAGATGGAGGATGTGACCGAGATCGAGGGCGGCGTCACCTCAGACATCCTGGCCGGTGGCCTGCAATAATTGCTTCAGCTCCGCGTTCTCAGCGCGGAGCCTTGCAACTTCCTCAACCAGATCCTCCCTGATAGCCTTCTGATCCTTCCGCCACTGACGCATATAAGCCTTGTGGCATCCGAGGCACCAGCGCTGACCGGGCTTTCTCGGTTCCTTGTCACAATTGCAACACAATGTTCCGTGTGGAACGTCCGTCATTCAGTCGGACTCCTCCCCACATTCGCCCGTGCCAGCACCTCCCGAGCCTCCAGGATCTGCACCCGCAGGAGCAGATCTCTGGTTCTGTAGCCCTGTATGATGAGAATTGCGCACATCACCATACAGCAAATCGCAAGGGCAAAAATCGCCCAATCATTCTGCCTATCGGACTCCGTGGACACCCTGATACTCCCGGTAGTAGATGTTGGCCAATGACTGGTGCCGGGTCATGCCGCGCTTCATGGCCTCGGTTGAGGCATCGGCCACCATCAGGTTGTTCTGGAGGCCGCGCAACACCTGACGCAGCCGGTCGGCCGTCACTGCGCCCTTGAATTCGGGCTCGAACAGCATGGTCTCTACCGCCTGGATGTGCATTTCCCGGATCGGGGCAATGCCGTTGCCGACCAGAACTTTCATGATCTTCTCCAGATCACGGGCCGAGCGCCGCTCCATCAGATTGCGCATGGTGGTGATAGCGAGCACAGTGTCCGGCGCCACCTGAACGCTCGGATAGAGCGGAATGTGGAAGCCGATCTGCTTCGACATGGCACGCAGCTCGGTTGCCCAAGGATGATCGGCCTTCAGAGCCGCCTTGAAGCGCTGGAAGGGCGAAACGCCAATCCGGTGGGTGTTGCGCTCCAGGAAGGCTGCCGCGGCTGCTACGGCATCCTCAAGGCTCTCATGCAGGTCGCAGGGCAGGGTGATGATGTCATTGCGCGTGGCGGCACCGATCAGCGTGTGCTGGCCGTCATAGGCCACCTCCTGGCCGTAGCGCTCATCCCGGTAGATCGCTGGCGGAATAAAGGACGGCCAGTGCCATTCCCGCACCATGTCATGGATCAGCGTCTTGCCGCGGTTGGAGATGGTGCGCTGGAAATCGGGGTCGATGCCGATCTCACTCGGATTGCGCAGCACCCTGACTGGCGGCTTGCCGATAGCGTCATACTGCTTTGGCGGATCGGCCAGCGGCTGGATCATGGTGATCTTGCCCGACTCGCGGACGCCGAACTCGCCCTTAACAACTTTCAATTCACTCTTCATTTCTCTCTCCCTTGATGCTCGCAATAAATCTCTTCAGTTCTTCCGAATAACGCTCCAGCTTTATAAGGTGCTCATTCGGATCAAAATCCTCATTGGCAAGTGCTTTATCGAAGAACTGGATGATCTCTTCGATTTTGTCGGTTAACTTCTCTACCATTTCTTCCATTATCGTTCCTCAACAGTCCCATCCATACGCCGCTTCCACCTGGAATTGCGGCTTCCAGGCATGGGGTTTTTCGATTTCTTCTTTATTCCTAGATGCTTGTGCCTAACATTGCGGTTCTTGACGATGATTTTCATATCGTCGGCCGTTTTCACATCGTGGCACTTGATGTGCGCTGGCTTATATTCTTCGAGGAAATCCTTGCCGGATTTGCCTGTCAGCTCATAGGCGATCAGATGATCTGCCTCCCACTCCTCCCTGACTGTATCGATTAAAAATCCGCATATATGGCAGATGCCATGCTCCCGAAGGAATATCGTCTCGCGCTGCTTAGGCGTGAGACTCTTGCGCTCTGCGGGTAGGAGCCACTTGTAGGCTTCCGTTTTTACTTTGCCATTCGGCATAGTGTTCCTCTACGTCCAGACCTGTCTCGGCATAGACTACCGCAAAAACCAGACTGCTGACGCGTTGAAACTCGGTTTCGTCCATTTTGTCAAAGGCGATCGACTGCGGCCATGCGGCGATAATATGGGTTCCTGATATCTTCACCCAGAATGGTTTCCCGCCACTGAACTTCTCAACTGCAATTTTCAATAATCCGGCCGCCTGTCTGCGTCCATCATAGCTTTCAACAATCCAGTCATATTCAAGCGTCTCAGCAAACCCAGCCTTCACCAGTAGCCAGCCGCGCATGTAGTCCGCATCGCGGGGCTGAAACACATGCATTTCGGGCCAATTGGCGAACACCTCATTCAGGAAGGCGAAGAAGAAGCGGTGATGCGGCGTCGATCGCGGCTGCACCACCTTCACCCGCAAGATCACATTGAGCGGATAGGCAGCCAGCGCCTCTTCACCGGAGGCGTCGGCCGGGATGAGCGCCTTCCCCGCATTCCTGAAGAACAGCTCTTTCATTGACCGAATGCCGGAAGGCGCCCCTGGACCTGCTTCAGAATGGCATCGGTATCGAGTTGGCTGCCCATATCCGAACGCGGCGCCGCAATGGCGCCCTTGACATCACGCGGCGACAGCATCCCAAGTTGAACAGCTCGCATCACAGCGATAACCTTAACAATATTCCGTCCACAAATATCCTTGTATAGCACCCAGATGTCGGGTCCATAGATCTCTTCATTATCCAGTCCGAATACGGTGCTCATTTCAGCAAACATAGAATCTGGATCTACTTTCGCATTATCCTTCATCAACATTCCAAGCACAGAGGCAGCCCCTGGATTTCCCTTGGCAATCTTTAAAACCAGCTCCATAACTGGCATATCCAGTGATGTATACATTGGCATTAAGCTCTCCTTTTCAGCTTAAACCGCTCGCCATAATGGGCATCCAGGCAGATCGCCTTGATCGAGGGCGGCGGTGACGGCAGCTCCACCATCTCCTGATCGACATGGATCACTTCAAGCGGCTGCGGGTGCCGGTAGACCCCATTGACCAGCGTTTCCGCCCGCCGGGTGATGTCGCGTCTCCAGCAGAACCGATGCCACGTTCCAGAGGCGTGCCAGCCCAGGGCGAAGAACAGAACGGCGATTCCGATGCTCATTTCTTCTCCCCCAGAATATTCATAGCGTCATAAATCCGCTCAAGCAGTTCCTCGATAGCATCGGCGGCCATCAATCGCTCTTCTAAAACAGTAGAAAATTTTCGGTGAAGGGTTTCTTCGCGAAGGTTTTTGATCAACTCTGCGTAATGCTCTCTCATTTCATTCAATCCATTGAACGCAGTCATCTTTTGAACAGTGCATGTGGATGTGATCGTTGGGCATGACCATCCAGGTGAAATGCCCAAGCTGACAGATCGGGCAGATGGCCGTGCTCATCCGCACATCGAGGCCGTAGCGCTCTTTCAGCGCCGCCCGCTCCTCGACCACCCACTCACGCGCCTTCACTCCGATCTCGAAGGCGTGCTTTATGGCATCGGACGGTTTATTGATTGTCATTTATGGTGTTCCCGTTGATGATGTAGAGCACATAACCATATGACTTCAAATGGCTTAGCATAATCGTTATGATGGGCATGAGATTTCATATCACCACATACCTCACATGGTTGTTTAATTAGTCTTCCATCTCTAACGGCGTTATTCACAGCAGTATGAGCCTTGTATTTTTCAGGATTGTCTTTACGGAATTTTAAAGCAGCAGCCCTGATATGAGCCTTCCTTTTAGGCGTTTTGGCCCGCTCCCGATCATAGGCGCGAACGCTATCGTTTCCGCGCCTATGTTTTCTGACCCTAGACTTAACGCAGTCTATGCATTTGTTCAGATATCCATCGGCCATCTGAGCATGTTTGTAAAATTGCTCAATCGGCTTTAGTAATTTGCATTCTCGACAGTGCTTCTGTTGCATGCCGCCTGACTAGCACAATTTGTCAAGCGGCACAATCAAAAGGGATTTCATCGTTCAGATCATCGCTGACCGCCACATCCTGTACCGGCTTGCCGGCCTTGATCGCTTTGTATTCCGGCGATCCGGCAATGGTCTCTTTCAGCTTGTCGTGCAGCTTGTCATAAACCGCCTGCTTGAAGCCGACATTGCTCAGCTCCAGCACCAGCGGCTCATTCGTCACCGTCCTGATTGGCGTGCCCTTAGGCAGCTTGGAGATGCCGGTGATGTTGACATAATCGCCGGCCTCGGTCAGCGTCAGCATGGCCGGCACCCCAATCAGCTTGGTGATGTCGAAGGCGGCGAACTCGTCATCGGTGTAGGCTTTCGCCCGCCAGCTCTCCAGGTGCTTGCGCAGCAAGGCGTTCTGGAAGCCCGACAGGGTGTAGCGGCTCGACACCGAGAATGGCCGCCCGTCTTCCATCAGCTCGTTGATCAGCTCGAAGGACAGCATCACCTTGCGCTGCTTCTTCTCACCATACTTCCCCGTCGTTGTCTGCGTCCCCAGATCGATAATCCGGTAGCAGATTCCGATGTGGGTGCCGGGCGGGGCTTTCTGAAAATCGCCTTCCGATTTGGGGGCAAAGAGACCCATCGAGTAGCTTCTCCTTATGGTTGCGTAATATAGTTCTACAATCGCTCAGTAGTTGTGGTTTCCACTGATAGAACTCTGGATTGAGCGGGCACATGGCGAGAGCCTGCTCAGGGCTGTCAGCAGCCCCCAGGAAGGCGGTGAGCGCCGAGGCGTCCTCTACAAGCTGCTGAGCCGCTTCAGTCAGCTCACGTTGGCTGGGGATTAGCCATGCATGCTTCTTCATCGTCACATAGAGGATGCCCGGCTGCACGTCACGCGCTTCCCCATCGATCGCCAGCGCCATCATGTCCTTCGGCTGGATCTTCGATGGCAATCTGTGCGTGTATTTGATGTGCAGTTGCACTTGTTCAAAGACGAAGGTCGGCACCGACAAAAATGGGGTGCTGAAGTCGCCGATGAACGTGTGGGTTGCAAGTCCGGACGAAATTGGTCTTTCCAGACCCCCTAAATTCTCTTGTAGGGCCTTGACTGCCATGTTGAACATGGGTAATATGGCATCCTGTTCGGAACGTGCGCTCGGGTCAGATGGCTTAATCCCGGCGCCTTCGAGACGCCGCTCATAGCTCCAGAGCGCCGCATCCTCACCTCTCCCGACATCGCCATAATGCAAAGCGGCCTTCATGCCGTCATTCAGCGCGAGCGATCGGGCGAAGGCGGCGCTCCTGAAATCGGAGCGGCCGAACAGGTAGCGCATCACCCATAGCGCCGAGTTGTCCCGGAACGCCTGGATGGATGCGGCGGTCAGATAGCGGATGCCTGCTTCTTCGAATGTGGCCATGGTCTAACTATAAGCTACACTGGAGTCGGTGTCAACCCCATTGCGCCGCCCCGATAAGACGAACACCAGATCGAAGCCGAGCTTGCTCAGGCGCTCCAGGGAGGCCGCTGGCGGCTGGTAGCGCCCCACCTCCCAGTTGGAGACGTTCTGCGGGCTTTTGCCGATCGAGGCGGCCAGGACGGCCTGTGTGAAGCCCAGCCGTTTTCGCTCGATCGCCAGCCGTTCGCCGATTTTTGATTCCATGGGCTCCATCTTAGCTTATAGTGAACCCATGCTCAAGACATCACAACCCCAGCGGCTATGGATGCCAACGCCTCCGTCCGTTAACGAATTGTTCCGCGATGCCGGCTACGGCACAGACAGCAAGACCGGTGGCAGAATACGAAGCCAGGAATATGGCGCCTGGATCAGCCGAGCCACACAGGAGCTAATGCTCCAGAAGCCGCGCCAGCATGAAGGCAAGGTCACTCTGGACTTCTTCCACGGAATGCGCTCCCCATTGGCAGATGCGTCAAATTATCTTAAGGCTAGCGAAGATTTGCTGGTCTCACTTGGTATTTTAGAATCAGACAACGCCAAGGTGGTACAGCGGGTATCTTCGTGTTGGGTGCCAAATTACATCGGTACTGTTGTTCACATTTTCCCATTTGATGAAAGTGCTCCGCCATATTTGGGTTTCGATTCCGGCGTTCTTGGACAAGTCGGCGCATCTGCTATTGGCAAATTTATCAAAAGCCCACAAAGCCTCGGCAAAGCCCGCCGGGCGACCACTGGCGCGGCTTGGGCCAGTGGTGCCGGAGCGAAGAATAAGAAGAAATAGAGGTGAGTTGAGACGAGTGAAGCCGAGAGGAAACGAGCCGAATCGAGTCGAGAAGAACCGTAAATAAAAAATAAAATCGCTGAGTTGAGCCGAAACGAAGTGAGGTGTGACGAGCTGAGTGGAGCAGAGGCGTTTATTTCCTAGCTATATCAACCAATTCACGATTGTCTTCCCATTTAATGCTTTCAACAAAAAATCGACCATTTTGACCACCCTTCTCAGGTCTCCAGCGTCCAATGCCGCGAAACTTTCCCGCAACATCCAGATGCCGGCTAAATACCGGCTCGGTGATCTCTGGATCGAGAATGAGAGCTGAAAACGTCGCAGACCACGGCGCCATGATCGGAAAGCGCCGATAAACTCGCTTACCACTGCCGCGAACGCCATCGGCATTCGAATAGATGTCCTCAAAGGTAACATCTGCGGCTTTCACATTGGTTATTCCAGGCTCGATGATGGCCAAGCCGCCTTCAAAATGCTTTGTCCAAGTCGCCTGACCCTTTTTCTTTTCGCCGAGGTAACGGACGGCGCTGTGCAAGCTCTGCATCAACGCAGTTTCAGGAATGATCACTACGCCATCACGAATATGAAGGTGCTCCCTCCAGGTGCGCTTGTCGTAATCCTCTGGGCTTTCGCCACTTTTCTTTGCGGTTTCATGAGCGCGAGACTGACTGTATACGCCGATGCCGATAATTTTTACGTTTGCGACTGAGGCTTTCATTGTTAATCCATTGAGTTGAGTTGAAGAGAGCGGAACCGAGTGGAGTTAAGGTGAGACGAAGTGAGCGGAGCTGAGTGGAGCGGAGTTAAAGCGAGGCGAGAAAAGCAGAGTCGGGTTGAGATGAGATGAGCGGGTTATTCACAAAACTGTATTGCCAGCCCGAGCTTGTTAAGCTCCTGAGACAACTTGGATCGTTCCTGAGCCGACATATCGCCTTCAAAGGCGCGCACCACACCGACAATCTGTCCCTGAGCCCTACCAAGACCACGTTGCGCTTTCTGTCGCGCTTTCTGGCCGACGACATCGGCGTCTTTGGGATTGAGCTTTTTCAGGCCGACGCCAATGACAGTGACAAAAATGCAGCCCTGCTCTTTCTCCACAAGCTTCTTCGCCTGATTGAGTAGGTGAGGCTTGCCCTTCAAGAGGTTGGCCAAGCGCTCCCTTGGAATCAATTGCTCAAGTGGCAGCTCGCGCAGGGAATAGGTGAGCGCCCCAAGGATCTTCAGGTTTTCCGGTGTGCTGATGTATGGCATTTGACCCTTCCATGTGGATGTCTGCTGATATAAGCGGAACTCACACAATGTCAAGTTGGTCAGCTCACCAGCCTAACTTTCAACCTAAGGTCGTGATAATGCCAAGCTCCGCTGCGCTTAACCTTGGTGTATCCCATACCCGTCAAGGTTGTTCCGAACGCAGTTTGGCTTAAAATCGGACGATCGTGCTTTTTTGCCCAGGCGACATAGCTGCGATAGAGCATAGACGACTGGGTAAACTGTCCCCGAACCATCTCGCACAACCCGGTCATAAATTCTGTCAAATCATAGGGGTCAGGGATAGTTGGCGGGTTACCCGGTATACCCGCCACGGCCTGTTTTAAGGGTTTGGCGGGTTGGACCGATTCAACCCGCCGCAACCCGCCAGACCCGCCACTGAGCAGCGAAAAGATGGCGATCGGCCCAAGGTCGGCACCCAGTTCCAGGAGGATGGCAAATGCACCGGAAAGCAGGGCTGCCAGGAAGCGTTCATTCAACTTGACGTTGAAGATGGTTACGGCGAGCGCCGCGATGTTGGCAATGCCAGGATCGACGGCGGAGGGTGCCGGCTCTATACCGGCTCCCCATCCGTCAACCTGCGCTTGCAGTCGCTCGATCTGTCTAGCGGTCTCCAGCTTGACCCTCGTCCGGTCCTTCCGATCGCCGCGCGGCATGGCGTCCATCTCGGCCTTCACCACCGCGGCAGACGCCGGGCCGACCATCTTGCGCAGGTCCGCAACTTGGTCTACGACAGCCTGTCTGTTGTTGGCCTGTCGCTGTTTCTCAGCCCGAATGTCCATGGCCGTATCCCTAACCGCCGAGATACCGCTGAGCGAGATGAAGGCGTTCATGGTCATGAAGATCAGCGCCATCGCGCCCCAGCCTATGCGGGCCGTTCCGTGGCTTTCCATGCAGCGCATGGTGAAGACCGCGGCGAGCGTGGCAAACAACAGTACACCGGCGATCATGTCATTGCCGGCACCCAGGGCAATCTGGGCATTGGCGTTCACCCACGCAGATGGGATCACGCACAAGATTGCGAGCAGGAATTTCATTTTGATGCCCCCGTGCGGCCAGCATACAGCGTTCAGGGGCTAACTTGGTGGCATATGTGCCACAGGAGCTGCGCCTTGCAGGTGAAAACGAAAATTGAGGATTTCCTGAAGTCGGCTGCCGGACAGCGATTCCTGAAGCTCGCCGGTATGCTCAGCTCCTCCTTCGAGGGCGAGCGGGCGAATGCCTCGGCCATGGCCAATGATCTGCTTCGGGAGGCAGGGCTGACCTGGGGGGAGGTGCTGGGTGCAGGCCCGGCACCCTCGCAGGGTGGCCAGCTTCACCGGATTGTCGATCTGGAAGCGCGACTGAAGATCGCTCGGCGTGATTACGAAGATGCCAGGGCGGCGAACGCTCGGCTCTACGCCAAGGTCGCCAAGTTGGAGAACGACCTGCTGGAAGCCAAGCGCCGGGAGACCGAGCGGCAGCGCGATTACAGCAGGGGCAACGATCCGGCACCCAAGGATCGCCCCAATCCCAAGCCCCGGACATACGCCTCAGAGCTTCAGCGCGGCCTCAACCGCGCCGTTGACCAGATCGAGGCGGCGGTGGAGCTGAATGAGTGGGAGCAGCAGTTCTGCGCCTCGCTGCGCGACCTCAAATACAAGCTGTCACCCAAGCAGGCGGCCCGGCTGAATGCCCTGCTTGAGCAGGCCAATATCGATGAGGAATTTGAAGCTGTAGGCTGAAACGAAAAACCCCCAGCGCGGGATCAAAGCGCTAGGGGTCGTTGAAGGACGCATGACAGTTCTTGCAACAACCAGAGATTATCTCAATGCCGGCACCACGTCAAGCCCATCCCGAATGTGGTGGACAAGTGGCCGGATGATCGCCTAGGCTCCCAAACGCAAGCGGGGAGCTGGCGGCAAACCAACTCCCCTAATTAGGCAACTTAACAATGGAACTTCCGCTATGACTCTAGCCACCACTGCGGCTGACCGCAAGCAAAAAAATCAAAAAATTTGGTCATGGCGTCATGCCATTGAAGAGACGGATATGCCGCCGCTCTCAAAGCTGCTGGCCTTCGCCATAGCCAACGATCTCAGCGATATCGGTAAATACACCCAGCGCCCAACCAAGGAATTGGCTCGGGTTTGCGGCATGAGCGTGCGCTCAGTAGAAAATCATTCCAGAAAACTCGTGGATATGAATCTCCTGCATATCGAGGTTTTGCGGGACACTTTCGGACGGCCGACAGGCCGCCGCTGGTTCCCCAAATTCCCCGACAATTTCAGGCTCGATGATGGCCCTGCACAGCGTGCAGACTACTATGAACTAGATGCAGAGCACTCTGAATCTGGTGCATATTGCTATGAACGGGATGACGTGAGGTCTGCACCTCGTGCAGAGCCTATATATAAGGATTCTACCTTTCCTAAGACTGGTAAAGAAGATTCATGTCGGTCGCAAGCTCCCGACGAGCCCGAAGATCCATTCTCGCCTGAAGCTCCCAGAGCGAAATGGAGGGGTGCCGGACCTGAACGGCCTGCGGGTGCCGGACCTTCAAACGAAGTCCCGCCCGAACAGTCGAAGTCAGAAGAAGCAGGCCCCCCAAGTTCCGCCGCCCCCCCAAAGTTGTACCCAGAAGCCTTTGACAACCTGTGGGCGAAGGTGCCTCAGGCGGCTAAGCGGGGCGGCAAGAAGAAACCGTTCGAGGTCTGGAAGCGAGCGAGCGCCGCGGTGCGGGTGCAGATCGATCTGGGCGTCGTGTTGTGGGCGAAGCGGGTGAAGGGCACCGATCCGAAATTTATCGAGATGGCGCAAACGTGGTTCAATCAAGCGCGCTGGGAAACTGAGGCGGATGCGGCAAAGCCAACGGAGGGTGCCGACGATTACAGCCGTGTGATGGACGAGCTGTACGCATGAGCACAATTTTGATCGGTGACGCCGAATGGGACCGCGGCGTAAATCTTTTGGATCTGAAAAACTACGATCGCATCATTTTTGCCGGTGCTAAGGCGAAAGACCGGATGCGTGACGTGAGGTCTGCCGGGATTGCACCCAAACATCTGTGGTGGCTGGACGGTGCTGGACGGGAGCGCGATTTCGGCTGGGGGCCGCATAAGTGGCTCAGCGATATTACTAACCCGCCGGATGAGAAATATCTGACCTGCGGTATAACCAAGCTGGGCGGTATTGTGAATTGGAGGTTGCCGGAGCTTGTTGTTGTCGCGGGGCCATATGCGGCAGGCAAGTCGCTGTTTTGCCAAATCTTGGCGCAGGATTTTGTTTACCGGAATGACAGCTACGCTTCGCTGACTTGCTGGGAAGATCAGGCTGACGAGATTCGTGATGGGGCAATTCGATATCGTGATTCAACGATTGTAGATGATGCTCGGCGTAAGGATTTTTTAAATCGGTTCCGCACCATTGACGTGACCGATGATTCTGAGCGCAAGATGTCGGAGCATTTTCTGCGCATCGAAGAGGAGACTACTCAGCTAGGGATCAGGTTCCATGTGCTCGATCCGTGGAATGAATTTCTCGATGAGCGCAAGCGTGAGAGCTACCGGCAGACAGACGGTGAGTACGTCATCGACGTGTTGACCAAGGCGGCGAAGCTCGTCAACAAACTGAAGATCATCCTGATCATCACGACGCATGTTGCGGCCGAATATATTTCGCAGGGCAAAGAGCTGAAGACGTTCCGCATCGCCAATGCGTTTGGAACTTCGCAATTCGGAAATAAAGCTCACCGGGCTTTCTGCATTACCAGGACTCGTATGTGGGATGAGGTTCGTAGCCACATGATTGTGCGTCAGGATAAGGTTAAGCTGGAGGACAAGATATATTGTAGAGATGATGGAAGCGTCCATGTGCTGAAGAAGCGAATGGGTATTCAGGACACTTTAGGGTTTAAGTTCGATCCAAGGGCGAATACATTGGATCATGATTTGTCTGCAACCACAGAAGCAAGGAAGCTTTGGAAATGATCGGCTATAGAACTTACAAATTAAACACTCCTGGAGATTGTCGTATATCTATTCAGTTGGATGAGGTTATTTCTTTTCATGAGGTTGAAACTCAGGGAGGAAAGGTTATTCTTGTTCATATGTCGGGAGGGCAATCCCATTGTTTGTCTGGTGTAACGTTTGATGAATTTTTGTCAGGAAATTTTACCTTTCAGCAGCGATGAACTTCTTCGACGCAGCCTTTGAGCTTACCTCCTTCGGCTGGTGCGTCTTCCCGGTCGCACCCGGCGAGAAAGTGCCGGCAATTCCCAAGCGTGAAGGTGGCCGGGGTTGCCTTGATGCAACTGACGATGAAGAGATGATCGCTGACTGGGCGCGCCGATATCCGGCGGCCAATGTGGGAGTGGCGTGCGGTGAAAAATCTGGGATACTTGTGGTGGACATCGATTCAAATCACGGCGGAATGGATAGCATCCAGGGTCTTCGACGTGGCGGACTATGCCTACCGCCAACAGTGTCTGTGCGAACGCCGTCTGGGGGTTGGCACCTATACTTCGCCTGGGTTGCTGGGCCAACCAACTCTAAAGGCAAGCTCGGCCCTGGCATCGACATCCGAACAACTGGCGGATATGTTGTCGCGCCCCCGAGCGTATTGGCTGGAGGCCGATCCTATCGATGGCACATCGCCCCTCTCGGCTCGCAGCTTCCAGTTCTCCCAGCATGGGCTGTCGGGAAACTTGCACCGAGACAAGCAACCCCCTTCTACCGAGAGCCCAGGCGCGAAGCCGGAGACATCGAAGCGCTCGTAAGCTGGATGGGAAATGCACCGCAGGGCGAGCGCAATGGCTGCCTGCATTGGGCGGCTATGCGTGCCGGCAATGCCGTCAAGCGCGGCGAGATCACCCAGCCGCAGGCGTTCGCCGACATGGTGGCGGCCGGGATGCAGAGATCGG